TCGTCGATCGCGACGAAGCGAAACACATGCCCGCGCCCCCACGGGAGCGTGAGGTGCACGACCCGTCGGCCGTTGGCGTTGACCGGGAAGTAGGTGAGCCCCGTCGCCGGATCGTTCAGCCTCACCTCGTCGACGTAGACTTCGATCTGTTTCTCCACCCCGAGCGTATCGCAATAGAGATCGAGTCCGGTGTAGTACTGGTCCCAGGCATTCTCGAAGTGGATGTCCCATCGCGCGATCCGAGGCGGCTCTTCCTGCCAAATCCAGTCCGCGCGATAGAGGATCCAGAACCGACAGTCATCGTTGGGACGGATCCGCACCATGTTCGCCGGCACAGCCGCCCAACTGAACTTGATCTTATGCCGACCGTTCGTATTGACCGTCAACGTCTCGACGACCGTGCGGAAGCCGTTGAAGTCGCGCTCGATGATAATCTGCCGATCAACGCCTTGCGTGTCACAGTCGAAGGTGACGCCCGTCAACCACACTTCGTCGGCATGGTTCAGATCGTCCCAGTTCGTGACACGGTTGACCGTGATATCGGGCTGCAGCGTCGCCGCGTAGCCGAGTCGATAGATCCTCGGCGCGGCAACGGCTGACGACCATTCGATCTGCGTTGAGATCGAGTGCGCGCGTTGGGGAATCTCACCAAAGCTGTCGAGGATGTAGCGCTCGCGTCCACCGCCACCCGAGATTGCCTGCGGAGCGTTGAGGACTTCCTCCTCGTTCAGGTAATTGGTCAGGGTGAGCGTCAGACCCTGGACGTCCGCGTCGACGATCTGGTCACCAAGGAGCTTCTCCTCGCGTTTGTCCGCGTCAATCGCCCCCGTACGGAAGAATGCCGAGATCGCGAGCCCGGCATCCGACAACCCGTCGTGCAGATAGCTCGTCCCGAGGTTGAGCGAGCCGATGATCAGTGTGTCTTCGCCGTCGCCTTGATAGCCGTCTGGTGCCCGCCCAAATTCGTAGTGGCGCCAGAACTTGTTGAGAATGTCGTAGACGAGTGTGTGCCGTTCTCCGCCCGTGTCCTGGTAGCCGAAGTAGAGCTTGCTCTCCCAGACGGTCATACGGAGCGCACTGCCGGCGGCGAAATCGATCGGCAGATAGCCGTTGCGCGAGATCCCGTGGAAGAGCGGATCGATGTCCTCGGAGAGCCAGTCCTCCGGTCCGCCCATCGTGACGAAGATGCCGTCCTGTGCGAGGAAGTAGATCCCGCCCGGCCCTACAGCGAAGCACCAGTAGCTCGCGAGTCCGCGCTTGCACTGCGTCGGGGTCGTGGTCGTGCCCACCGATCCCGTGAGATTGGGATAGATCATGTACAGACGTTCGCGACTGAACACGAATGCCTGATGCCCGATCAATCCTCCGTTCATCAGCTCTTCGGACGGCGCACAGACTTCCTCGTTCCCGTCTGACGCCCAGTGGTCGGGCGCGTCGGGGATACAGTGATAGAGATGACCGGGACGATGGGGATCCCCGCAGGCGAGGAGCATGCCCTCGATTGGTCCCCAGAGAGCACGAACGGGCTGAGCCAGTACAGTGTTGCCGGCATCGTCGACAGTTGGAACGGGTTGAAAGTGATCGATGTGAAGCGTCCCTGCCGCGATCGTCTCGTCGTCGTTGAGGGTGTCGACGAAGACCCCGCCGTCTGATCCGTTCTGCCCGAGGAAGTACCAGTCGTCAATGTTCGATCCTCCACGGCGATAGAAGCGTTGCCTGACGGCGGCATCACCGAACGCAGCCGGCGTGAGGTTGATCTGTTGTCGACGCGCGTCGAGGAAGTTGCTCGACGACATTTCCGGGGAACCATTTCCCTCCGCCCCGGTGCGCGGATCGTAATTGGTGTGTCGCCAGTCGAGTTGCTGCGCGCCCGGCTCGACGGTGTCCGGACCGAAACCACCGGTCAAATAGAAGTCGTCGAGCCCGACCGCGACCGCCCGCTCGATGTCGGTGATGTTCGTGCGGACGTACGCAATGATCCCCGTGACTGTCGACCAGTCTCGCCCAACCGTCGAGCCAATGCGCTGAAAATCTCCTCGTCTGAGGGAGATCCCGATCGACCCCAACTCGAAGAACTGATTCCCGCCCGTACCAATCTGCTCAGACTTGGCACGGTTGGGGTCACGGCCGGCGCGGGCTTCCTCCCAACTCGCGCGGTCGTCGACGATCCGCCGGTCGACGAGATCCTGATCGCGCAACGCAAAAATGCGGGCCGTTTCAGCGGCTTCGATCTGCGCTTGGGTCGCTTGGATGAACTGGACGAAGTCATTCTGGCGAAATCCCTTCACGTACGCATCAGTGTTCAGGTTGAGCCCAGTGGTGTCTGTACCTGGGAGAATCGTCGCATCGAAGGCCGCTGAGACGACGAGATAGATCCGAACTTCCTGAATCAGGTAGGGATGACTCGTCGCCATCCAAATGTGCATGACGTCGTCGTCGCTCGCGTTGATATCTCCCGGCGGTCCACTCACAGGAGAGAGCGTCGACAAGTCGCGCGTGATTGCCATCCCGATCCAAGAGTCGTAGGCCGTCTCGATCGACCCCGGATCGGTCGTCCAGTAGATCGCCATGCCCGGCACAGGACCAGCGATGTCGACGACGGTCGGTGTGCCCGATGGAGTCCCTTCGGTATCTTTCCCAGGAACGCCGGTCCACGCAGCCGCGTTGGTCCCGTCGGCTGCCTCGAACATCGCGATCGATCGTCGGTATTCGATGCCGGCGGCTGCCACGGTCGCCGCGCCAGGAGCCGGTAGCCCAATCGGGAGATCGAGCCCGTCGGCACGCACCTTCCGCATCTTGTTGCTGTCGCCGACGAACATCCACGGATCGCCCGAGAGCGGAGGCCGATGGGGAAGCAGGGCCAATGGGTTGCCCGAGTAGCCTGCGTCGATGTTGGTGAGCCCGCCACTGTTCCCGATGTAGACGTTGGTGTCGATGCCCCAGACGCGTGTGGGGACGCCGGTTTGTGGATCGGCGAGTCGCCTGACGGAATGATGCTTGGTGCCGCCGGTTGCGAGCGCCGTCTGTCCCGCGCGACTCGTGACGGCCCCGTTGGCGTCGTGCTGGACGTTGGTCATGCGCGAGAACTGATCGGGCGCAACGACGTCGAGTTCCTGTTTGATGTTGAGGCCACGGATCCCGAGACGGAAGAGTTGATTCTCGAATGGCCCCGTAAACGGTGAGGCGGTAACGGCGTCGCCGCGTCGTGATCCTTGCTCAGGCATTAGTACCCTATCGCCGCATAGTAGATTCGACGGTTGGGCGTCTTCGTCGCCACATGCACGACGGATGCGCCGGCTGGGTGAACCGTCGCGGTCGTGTCGTTGTCAGCACGGCCGAGATTCGTGCAACTGTTCCCTGATCGATTACCGACGTAAATCACCTCACCTTCGATCAGCACGGCGAAGTCCCCGACAGGGAAGCCAGCTCCAGACGCTAGGGCCATTGTAAGCTGTGTCGTCGTCATCGGAGCCGCCAGTATCGTAAACGCTCCACCGATCTGCCGAGCCATGAACGTGAGCGGCACAACCTCAGCTCCAGCCCCCGAGGATGATCTCCGTCAACAACTCTCCCATCGAAAAGCGTTCCTCGGCGTAGGCCGCACGCTGAGGGTCTGATCCGCGCCCGACCTTGCCCAACAGATTGCCGAGGACTCCGTAGCGGATGCCGTCGAGAAACTCGTCAGGGATCGAGAGGGTCACCCCACTGCCATTGGCGGCTGCTGGGAGGGACACGTACATCAGCTCCAGGACACCATCGGTATCCGGCACGGGCGCGAGTCGCAGCGTGAGCGTGCCCTGATCTCCATCGAGATAGACGATGGGCGTCCCTGGTGTGGATTCCCACGTCGAGAGCATGAGATCGGATTCAAACGCGTCCGCTGGCGACAACGGGTGACGTTCTTCACTCCCATCAAAAGCACCGACGTCGAAGGCTACAGGGTCGAAGGCTCCCCCACCGGTCTCCTCTAACCACACACAGTGTAGGGTCGCGATCCAGTCGGCTGGAAGATTGACCGGATTCGTCAGTGCGGGCACAACAACGGGAACTCTCGTGACGATCGCATGCGTGTCTCGCAGGTACTGGCGCATGCGTGTGTTGAGACCCGTGATCACTTCGTCACGTGTCCAGAGACCAGACGGCCAGCTCGCTCCGCCGTCGACAGGTTCGACGAGTGACCGCTGCACGAGCGAGAGAAGTTCCTGATCGGTCATGTTTCTATTCGTCTGTGAGATAGGTCGTGTTGAACGAAAAGGCAGAGCCGGCTTCGACGTCCGCCGCAGTAAGCTGTGTACTGAAGCTCGCAGACGCAGCCGCGTTGCCTAGCACGAGAAACGACGACGTGCTGGGATTCAACACAAGCTGAATGTTCACCCACGAAGTAGACAGCCCCGACCAGTTCACGGCACAAACTGTTTGGACCACGGTAGGTACGGACGGGTGTGGTAGTCCTTTGATTCTCAGGTTGCCTGTGATCGTACCTTCAACCTGAAGCGCGACAAGGCCCCATACGTGCACTAAGGGACCGTCTTTGACATAGAGCCCATTCTGAAAGAGATAGGACTGTCCTGACTCACTCGTCGCACCACCAATGACTGGCGTCCAGGGTGTTGGTGTTTTGGCAAACGCCGTGCTCCAGGCGGCACCGTACACGGGATCGCTTGTATCTCGTACGAGCACGGCTCCATCGCTACCACCAGTAAAAATGTGACCTTCGTTCCAGTCAGGCGAACGCACTTTCGTTGCATCCGCGCCCGCTGGTTTAGGCGAAACAAAACGGTGAGTCAGTATGTTAGCCACACGCTACACTCCTCATCCCATGATCCGATCGATTTGCGTCGGCTCACCCTTCGACTTCTGCAAGTCTCGTCGACGATCGAGTCCTGCCCAGCGTCGGAACTTCTGGTTCGCCTTGAGCACGCCGTTCTCCCCAGCCGCCGCAACGAGGAAGGCTCGATAGAACGGCAGCGTCGCCGCCCAGGTAGGTCCACCCGTCTTGAACGCAAGCAGGTGTAGCACGAAGTTGAGGAACAGGTCGAGGAACTCTTCACCGAGATCGATGAAGTCGCCTTCCTCTGTGAGGACGGGTGTCGCGGAGACGCCGTCGGCGACAAAGCCGTTCACGACAACACTGTTCATCGCCGGCCAGATGGCGACACGCTGCAGCGAGATCGGTGCCCAGATGATCGGAGTGGTTGGAACGTCGCCGCCAGAGGCGACAGTTTCACTGCGCCATGCCGGTCGTGATAGGTCGAGTTCGGTGACCGATCCGATCGTCAGTGGGACGCTGTTCACAACAACGCGCATGCCGTAGATCATCGTCGCCGGCAACACGTACTCGACCGTGGCGATCCCCGTATTCTGTGCCGCGCGTCGCCGCCAGCGGCCGGTGAGGAGGTTCCAGAAGCGTAGCGCTTCGTTGAGCACATCGCGTTCCTCGTCGGGCGTCCACTGCAGGATCCCGTCTCGCTTGGCCCTGATGCGCTTTCGCAGCTCCGAGAGTGTAACCGCAGCGTATGGCATCTTAGCCTAGCGTGTTGAAGGGTGGCGTAGGGCACGCGGGATCTGTGGGTGCGGGATCAGGCTCGGGCACCGGGCAACCCCCTGGAGGCGGAGGCTGGAACGTGAAGCACCCGAATGGATAGATGATCTCGACCGGGATCTGGCTCGCACGCACACGTCGAATGCCAATCGCGTACTGGTGTAAGACTTCGACCGGTTCCTGACTCTCACGTGTGGGGACGGCGCCGTAGACGAAGACCAGCTCGACCGGTTCCTGGCTCTCCCGCACGGTCGAGAAGAGCACGCCAGCGGTGAACCAGCCCAGCTCGGCTGGATGAATCCCCTCCTCCGGATCAATATAGTCCGGATAGATCGGGTACCACTGCTGCACCTCGGGTTGGGCTTCCCAGTGCAACGGACGGACGAACTTCTGATATTGAAAAAGTTCGGATTCCACATCAGGCCGTCACTTGGATCCCGTACTCGTCGCCGTTGACGTCGGCGATCGTCCACGGAGCCGCTGTTCCAGGGTTCGTCTCATAGACCTGCATCAGATACGTGTAGCTCGGGAAGCTCGGATTGAAGTTGCTCCCGACGAAGTCCGCGCCTGCATGCCGAATCACCGGAGCCACCGATCGGAGTCCCGAGTCGGTCTTCCGTGCGTAGAGCCCGATTTGGACACCAAAGATCGTGCCCGAGGGGAGTCCGGTGTTCGAGTACTCCTGTGTGTCGGTCGCGCCGACTATCGTCGCCGTGATGTAGGTCACGTCATCGTCTGGCGCGTCACCATCGTTGACCGCTTGCCAGTGCGTGCCTATCCCGACGACCGCCCAATCCTGATGGAAACCCGGTGCCGTCGGTCGCAGGTACTCGACGCGGCTGTCGCCCAGGAAATCGTTGTTCGGTGCCCCACCAGAGGAGTCTAGTGCGTAGAGATCATCGATCAGATAGTTGACCTGTCCGCCGAGCGAGTCGAACTTGATCTCCGTCACCGACGCCGGAGCCCCCGAGGCTTGCGTGTCGATGCCAGCGGCCGAGATCACCGTCGCCCCGTTCACCCGCACTTCGATCGCGCCCGCCGCGTTGTCGATCGTCGCCTTGAACTCGATGTAATACCAGTTGAGAGTGCGAACGACATCCGGCGCTGACGACGCGAGCAGCACTCCCGAGGCTGTGTCCATGCGGTAGACGTGGAGAGAGCCGTCCTCCGCGCGAGAGAGGGAGAGCTGCTCGTCGCCCGAGGCGTTGAAGAAGAAAAACTTCAGGTTGTTGATCGTCGAGAACTGCACCCACTGTTGAGCAAAACCACAGACCACCGTCGTCGTCGCGAAGGCAAGGCCCTTGGTGACAAAGGCGGTCGCCGAGAACCGCATGCGGAGACAGTTGGTGCCGCACCGACCCCCACCGACGAGAATCTCAGGTGCGGGGGTGTTCTCGTGGACAGTCGTCCACTTTGCGGGCATCTGGTCCGCTTGGTAGTGATCGAAGCTGTCGATGAACCGCAACGCCATGTCAGATCCCGATGGCCTCGAAGCGACAAACGTAATTACTCAGGTTCTGCCCAACACTAACCGCTCCACCCCATGAGACGACCTGCAGATCGTAATAGTAGACAGGACTGAAGATCGCGAGGGCAAACCCAAACGGATCGCTAGGGTCGATAGCACTGCTGAACAGTAGGAACTCGATCCGCGACAGCCCGATGTCTCGCGGTCTGAACGAGTCCACAGCCACCTGCGTTGTCGGAAACGGGGCTCCCGGCACGTTGGTAATAAATCCCATCGACACAGGGCCACGATAGACACCGATCTTGCGAATCCGCCCATGGCTCGCGTCGTGGAACTCTCCAATCGTTCTTTCAATCGTTGGCATCAGGGCACCTCAGTCAGATTCTGCACGACGAGCACGATCTCATGCTTACCCGCCCCTTGGGGCCACGTCCACTCAAACAACGCGACGTGTCGCTCGAAGGGGAGCACCTCCTGAAGTGTCGTGTCTGCCACCTGGATCGTCCACGTCAGGCGCCCATTGGCGTCGACAACGACGTTGTTCGCGTTCAGGATGTTCTGCGCGTTGCGACTGTTGATGATCTGAACGGTGCCATTGGTGAGGATCGCGTAGAGCGTCAGCACGGCAGTCTGGATCGTCGCCAGCGGTAGCGGCGTCACGCCATCGTTGCCTGTGAAGATCGCCGAGTAGGAGCCAGTCTCCTGTTCGAGAATGTCAAAGGTGCGCGGTTCAATCGGCATCCTAATACCCTATTACTCCCTGCTCGAAGACGATCGCGGCATCAACCACGGGGACAGCGAAGACGTCGCCGCTTGCGCCTTGCTCGACTTCAGCAATGTGCAACCCACACCAGGGGCGAGCCGTGTCAGTATCGGTCCAAGCCCCCGCATCGGTGCGCGTGCTTTGATACCACTGCGTTGACCCAGGCACGGCAGCCGCGAACAACCCATTGGAGTCCACTGTGAATGAGTACAAGGTAAGACTAGTCCCCGTCGACGGGCGAACGGCGAGCCGGTACGTGACTCCAGCGGTGAGCACGACCGGATCGAACCGAAACCACGCGTTGGCGCCCGCCGTCGCAGGGCGTGCGCTCGCATCCATCGTCGCGGTGGCGAGCACGGTGTCGGACGCATCGTATAAGACGATATCGCAATCCCCGTCGAAATCAGCACGGAACCAGCAGCCGTCGACCGTGCACTGCATGGGCATCTGGAACCGGAGTGCTCGTTCGTCGGGGGTTGACCCGTTGTTGAACGCCGTCGACACCAAGGCAAGGAGCGGGAGCCAGTGGTCAGCGATCGGGGTGTTCCCAGCGGTCTCGTATTCCAGTGCAATCACACCCGCATCGACGGACGGTGTCCACGACGCACCACCATCAGATGATGCGGAAGTGTAGTACTCCAACCCCTCCATGCTCGCCGCTGACGCGTTCATATCCAAGCGATCGATGTTGACCGAGTCTCCTGCGACGAAGCTCTCAAAGCGAATGACGACGGCTAGGCGATCGCCCGCGTTGACTGTGCGCTTGGTGCCGCCATCGGTTCCATCATTCGTAATCAGCCCTGGAGTGATCCACGTGTCCGACGCGAACGGCCCGGCGATCACACGAAACTGATCCTCGGTGCCGTCTGGATCGCCAGCGGCGTCGATGTTCATGAACGAGATCCGGAGCCCGTTGTCCGGATTGTTCGTGACGGTCGCGAGTCTGAAGGAGACACGGTTCAGGACACCGTCGCGCGGGATCGTGAAAATGAACGCGCGCCGATCATTGGCCGTGTTCATGGTCGCCACGATCAGCACCGGGGCCGCGTTCGCGTGGGCAACAGGGGTTGGCCAGAAGACTCCACCGGGAAGAGGAATGGACGCCATTAGCAGAGATCCTCTTCCACGAGTCGTGGCACCGTGAATTCTTCCTCAAGCAGCGTCGGCGTGCCGAAGACGACTTCATCGAGTACCGGCACCGCGAAACTATCGTCGACCAACTCGACACAGTCGATGCCAGCCGCCGGCACGAACGGTGGAATCGCGAAGAACATCCCGCCTTCTTCGGGCTGATGTGGATGCTCGATCTCGTCAGGGAATTTGGGCTTCCAGGATTGACGCGCCCCGATCTCGATCAGCTCCCCAATCGGTGCGAGGAAGTAGGCGAGCTGCTGATCCGCCTCCATCTCCGGATACAGGATCTCGTCAGGGTAGCCGGGACGCCAACGCATGGGGCCGCTCGGCAGGTCGACGATCGCCGCGTGACTCGTGCCGACGAGAACACCTTCAGGGAGCGGTGGATCCGGATCGATGAGGCTCGGATAGTTGGGCTGATAGCCCATGAAGATCGACTCAGCGGGAAGAAACCGAGGGGAGAATCCAGCGAGTTGTGCAGAGACGTCGAGTGTCGATTCCTCGTCAATACTGTCAGGGTAGTCGACTGTAATCCCGACCGTCGCGGATTCGAGGAAGAAGTTGTGCATTAGACACCAACAGCCCGCAGGAACCGATCCCGCGCCTCCATCCTCTCCATCCGTCGCTCCCACGGCGTGCAGCCCCCGTGTCGATCACAGGCGAGACAGACCGGCTTCATGCACACGCGACAGAAGGCACCGGGCTCTTCACGGAACTGGCCCGGCTGTCCCGCCTTGGGAAGGAGATAGACCGTTGACGCGGATCCAGGCTTCGTGAACACGACGCGTTGGCAGTGAGAGCAGGTGACGGTGTCCCACTCACGTGTGGGCACCCCCGGCTCGACGACCAACGCATAGCCCCTGGACTCAGCCAACTACTGTTCCTCGTAGTGCACGGTCGCCGTGATCGCCACCGCCGACGCCGTTGGAGTCTGGATCCCGATGCCGTTCGACGCGGTCGCCGGATATACGAGCGCTCCGTTGGGCGACGCCACCCAGCGAAATGTCGCGCGTTGGTTGAGCGCGATCGCGAGCAAGACCGCGTTGGCCGTGTAAGTCGGCTCGACGGTGTGATTCTCCCCCGCATCCGATTCCGTCGCGGCATCGGCGGGATCGAGAGGCTGCGGCGTGACGGCGGTCGACGTCCCGAGCGCGGTGCAGCGTTGGAAGATGTACAGAAACGAGTTGTCGGCTGCGGCTGCTTCAGCTCCGAGCACGGCATCGTACCACTTCCCTCGACGCGGCCGTGTGGCATCGGCGCCGATCGTACCGAGCGATGCTACTGCCGATGCAGTGCGGTTCATCTGGACTGCGTACTTGGCCATGTGAATACGTCTCCTTTACCGACAGTCTCGCCTGCTGTGAATTACCTCTCGTCGATCGTGCCGGGATTGCGATCCTCCAAGCTCGGGGGAGCCGGTGGTGTGCCGCTCGGCTCGAAGCGATTCGGCTGCGCCGGCAAGCCAGAGACCGAGTTGGGCGTTTCTTCCCCACCAGGAGCCGAGACGATGGGCTTGTCGTAGGGAGTCTGCAGCGCACTCGATCCGGACGTGTCGATGTTTGGATCGGTTCCGCTACTAACCACTCCAGCCCCGCCGAGCCCCGGCATCGGCACCGGATATTCTGTCCAGGGTGTTTTGAGATCACGAGTTGGCATGCGTTCCTCCTCAGTAGAGATCGAGAATGGATGCGTCCGTCGCACGGAGCGCCTGATCATTGTACGCGAGATCCGCCAACGGCCAGTGCTCCCAGTGCACGCGCGCTAGATCGTCGCCGTAGTGCTCGTCGTCGTCAAGCGCGATCTGCTGGATCTTGAAATCGAACTCCTTCTCCAACCGATCGGCGAGCGAGAGGTTGAAGTAGGGATTGGGTTTGTCGGTGGTTCCCGGCCACTTCGCCGCCTGCGCGAGGGCTCCGACCTGGATCACGTCTCCCGCATCCGCGAGCACACCCGAGAAGGCTTGGCCGTCACTCCAATCGACGGCTTGCTTGTTGTAGATCGCCGGATAGCTCCGATTGACAGTAGGCCGAGGCCAGTACTCGTACTGAATACGACCGAGGGTCGATGGGTGTGTCGACGGCGCCCGAGCGGCGAGCAGACGCGGACCACTGTCCGACGACTGTCTGGTCGGATCGAGCATGTTTATCTGGTCTTCGGTGATCCACCACGCGAGTCGACGTTGATTGTAGGGGTCCGCAATGATCCGGAAGGACTTGAAGTCTGCCGGCATCGTCGCGTAGCCGTCGTAGATCTCGGCTGCGCCAGTCGCGTCGTCTTCGCCGTAGGCGCGGTCGAGCGTAATGGTGTTGACGTCGACGAAGGCGATGATCGTGTAGGTGGGGAAGGTACTGATTCGGAACTGGCGAGCGTTGTCGCCAGCGACGAAGAGGCCGACCGACGTGACAGTCGCCGACCCTCGCGTCACCGTCACCGAGGCCACGGTGCGCGCGGCATTGATGGTGAGCGCGAGTTCACCACGGAGAAACGCCCACGAGCGAGAACGGGCGAGCTGCTTGTACGCCTCGTTCACCCATTCCCGCACGAGGAACGTTGGTGCAGCGGAGGCATGGAGCTTGACTGATCTCCACACCTCGCTGTAGGTCTGCGGCACGGCGGACTAGACCCCGATCGCCTCAAACCGAGCCGAATACGCAGCGAGGTTCGTAGCTGGGGCAATCTCTGCACCAGCGAAGTCGAACCACTTCACGCGCCCGTTGGCGTAGTCATAGCGCACGACGCGCAGATCTATTCCATCGGTCGCGTGATCGAACAGGAGTACCTCGATCCGTGAGAGCCCAAACGCGGAAGGGGCGAGGACTTCGCCCCCTGTCGCGTAACTCGTCGGACCTGTGATACGCCCGACCTTCCGCGTCTTCGACCCGGTCCGGTCATGTCGGTCGGGGATAGTCGTCACATCAAGCGGCATGGACGTCTCCCTTCCCTAGACCGTCTCCGGAACGTCCAGGTCAGTCAGGACGGTGGCTTCCGGAGCATTGGTCGTCAACGGCGAAGACACTCTCCCGAGCGGTACGTGTGTCGGGGCAGTGCCGATCGCCACGCGATCAGCCTTGCCTGCGGTCGCAGACGGGATGATCGAATCCCCGGCGGCGAGTGCGGCCATCGACGCGTCAAGCATCTTGACGTGACGTGGTCCCGTGACCTGGACGCACATATAGTCGCCCGGTGTTGCCCACGATCGGGCGAAGACTCCGGCGATGTCGTTGCGGTTGTTGGCGGTCGGACTGGTCGTCACCACGTAGCCGGCTCGATCCAACCACCACGCGACCGCGCTGGGGAAGGGTGAGACGGCCATGGACGAATCCGTCTTGACCAACTGGTACCGCTTCGAGCGCCCGGCACTCGCGGTCTCCACACCAGGAGATTGTCGCTGTGGGTTCTGAATCGTGAACCGCACACCGAGCACTCCTGGTGCGTGCAGGGTTGGCGTACTTTCCGTCTCCGGATCCCCCGACTGGAGGTAAACCGGAGGCATTTCCCAACGGCTTGGCATGATGCCCTCCTGTCTGCCTACAGACTAGCTGGTGAATCCGAACATGGCTCGCGACAGCCGCAGAGCCCTGACGGTCAGGTTCCCTCCGAACAGGATTTGTCCGGAGACCTGATTGTCTTCCCGCGCGCCTTTGAACCCGGTGAAGCCGAACGCGAACTTGCTCGACTGCGCGATGTAGAGCCGGATGTAGGCGTCGTCGCCCTGTGGCCCGAAGTTCAGCCAGTAGAAGGTTTCAGACGCCGCGTTGTAGTTCCCGAGATCCGGATCGTTGACGCCGTCCTGTCCAGGCGCGTACTGGCTCATGACGATCGTCGCCTGATCGAACTTCATGCCGGGCCAGTTGATCTCCGGCTGTGTCGTGTCGATGATCTGATGGGGCAGGAAATTCTCCGCGATGAACCCCATGTTGCGATTCGTCGTGATTCCGATCGTCGGCCGCTCGTTGCCGATGATCGTCGAGAAGTACGAATGTCGAAGCGCACGATACGACATGGGACCAGCGACGTTCACGGGGATCAGGCCGACTGGCGTGTCGAGCGCCGGAGAGACGTCAGCACGAGTTTGGCCACCGTAGCTCGGGAACAGGTTCCCGAAGACCGTGGGTGTTGCCGCACTACCGAACGCTTCCTCGATCCCGTTGATCTCGGCTGAGCGATCGTCGCCGACGAGCGCTTGCCCGTGATGAAAGGCGGCGATTTCGAGAATGGCTGACATGGTCAACGCGGCTTGCGCCATGTCGGTGCGGATCACGCTGAAGGCCGCGCGTGGACCTGCCATCTCGACTTCGATATCTTCGAGGAACTCTGTGACGTTGACTTGATAGTAGCGAGGGGTGAACAGCAGACCCGTTCTGGTCTGGTGTCTGGTAACAACGAACGAGGTGCCCTTCTTGTACGCGCCACCCTTCATAGGCTTGTACATGAAGTTCTCTTGGATCTGCGGCCCGATCCACTTGCGCGTGAATCGAGCTTTGGCCATCGCGATGAAGGGTCCAGCCTTGAAGTAGCCGTCTACCACCCCCGGCATGATCTCTTTGGTGACGGTGGTGTTGACGTCGTCAAGCTGAATGGCCAGGATGACGGGGAACAGGTATGCGGCGTCTGGATTGATCCAGAGCGCCAGCACCCACACGAACAGCGCAGTCACACGGGGATGAGCCCCGAGCCATCTGAGTGCGCCAAGAAAGTTCTGCACGGCGGTCCTCCTGCCTAAAAGTAGACGCTATGTGGGCGCCCCGTTTCGCGCCTGTTGCAGACGGTCGTACTCCGCAGCGGCTGAATCGACCGTATAGTCTCCAGGTTTGCGATCGGTAGCGGTCAACGCATCGAGCGGCGAGGGGGAGGCATCACGCAGCGGGAACGGTTGCAGCACCGGCTGCTTCTTCCGCTCCTCCGAGAGGCGCTTCTGAACCTCGTCCTCGATCCGTTTGTCTTCGAGTTTCTTGTTGTGTTCCTGGACACGCACGCCGTAGACCGAGTCGTACGCATCCTGAAGTGTGATGCGCTTCTGCACGGCCGTCGCCATGACTTGGTTCATGTCAGGCGCTTCGCCAAACATCTGTTGATGCTTGGCGGTGAGAGTCGTCGCGAGCCCAAGTACGGCGACTTGGCCCCTCTCACGTTCACCGAGGTAATTGTCCAGTTCTTCTTTGGTCATGCCTGCCTTTGGTGGATCCGGATTCGGGTTAGGATTCGGATTCCCATTGCCCTTCGACAACTTGTCGTACTCGGGCTTGATTTTCATGTAATCCTTAATCGCCGCGTTGTGTTCCTCCCACCACTCCCTGTTTTTGGTCGTCAGCTCGTCGAGTTCGGCTTTGGTCTGATCAAGCTCAGTTTCCTTAGCTTTCAACTCGTCGAACCTCCGATTGATCTCGGCCTGCCCGAGAGCACCTGTCCCGATGACTACCAGTGCCTCCTCGACGTCAGTGCCGTGGAAGATTGCCTCGGCCTGTGCTCGCTTCTCCGTGGGGAGTTTGGCAAGCACTCCAGCGAGGAACTCCTTACCCGAATCTGATGCCTTCGACATGACCTGCCCTCCTCACGAGTCCAGCACCTGCCTCACGGCTCCAGTACCTCTCGTGTGCGTATGAACTAGACCGACCCTGGTCCTGCGATACCACGATCCATGCCGCCACCAGGGAAGGCGGCACCCGGAGCTGTCGGGGAGATCGGGCCTGCTCCAGATTCCATCAGCTCGGCAAGGAATCGTTGGAGCATGTCCTTCATCATCGCGAGCATCGCGGCCTTGTCAGGCACGATCTGCGCGTAACTGTCCAGCATCGACGCGATCTTGGTCGCGGATGCCGTGATGCCAGTCAACACTTCCGGCGGCAACTGATTCGACGGAATCGTCGGGGCCATGCCACCCATCGAGAAGGGCGCATTCGGATCGGCCCCACCCATCGGTGTGGGGGAGGGCGGTGGCTGATCGAGCGCCGAGGATCCCGGCATTGGGAGGGCCATCTTACTTTTTCCTCATTGATCGACGCGGAGACTTTTTCGCGTTGGTCACGCCACGTCGAATGAGTTGACCAGTGGGGCGGAGCTTCTCGGTGCGCGACTGGATCTGGTAATCTTCGGTCGCTCGCGTGAGCTTAGCCATCAGTAACGCCCCATTTTCTTGGGCATCGAGAGTGATTTCTTCGATCCCTTCTTCTTCATCACTTCCTCTTGCTCGACAGCGTGCGCTTGACTACGGTTTTGCCGAACGAGGCGAGACGTTTGATCCCTTCCTGTTCGGCCATCTCTTTTCGCGAGGGGAGCCGGATATCGCTCGTGCGCTTGCCGACGATCCCTGACGCACGTTTGGCTTTCTCCAGCCCACGACGGGCGAAAAAGCCGGGCTTCTCTGCCACTAGCGTCGTCCCCCACGCATCGAGCGTTTCTTCGATGGGACTTTCTCGCCAGCTTTGCGTGCCTCACTGAGGCCAATCGCGATCGCTTGCTTGCGCGACCTCACACGCGGACCCTTCTTCGAGCCGCTGTGCAGCTCGCCCGCCTTGAACTCGCGCATGACTTTCTCGACCTTGCCTGCCATGGGCTACCTCAGTGAGAACGATCGCTTCCCGCGCATCTTCTTCTGCACCATCGAGACACGCGAACTCGCCTTCGATCCTTGATCGGCCTTCGAGAGTGTCGTGCCATCGTCGGTCGGCTTCTTCGCAAGTCCACGCCCGCCCATCTTGCCGGCGAGTTTCCCTGCGAGTGAGCCGGCGATTCCGCCGAGCATGCCACCAAACATCAGCGCCTCCCTTGGAGCATCGTCTTCTGCACGAGCGACAGACGTTTCTCTTCCTTCTTGTGGTGCCTGCGCGCACCTGAGAGACGTTTGCGATCGCCGTTGATCTCCGCTGCGCGCATCAGCGTGCGATGATCGTCCTCACCTTGGAAGTCGCGATCGATCGCCGGCATGGACGGTTTGCTCTTCATTGAAATGCCTCACAGCGTGAGGGAAAACGAAAACGAAGTCAAGGAGTTCTGACTCACTTACTCGACTCCGTCACGGTCGTGCGCCCGTCTGACTTCTCCTCGACCTGTGGAGCCTCCTGTCCTGTGGCCTTCCGACCGGCGGGATTCACCGCGACACCGATCCCCATCGTGTTCTGTGCCATCAACCGTTCAGTGACCGTGGTTGGGACACGGATCTCCATAATCTGTCCCGATGCGGGATCAAGGGTAAAGTTACGGTTCGTCACAGGGTCGGTGTACTGCGGAGGGGCTTGCATGCCCATCCCCGAGGCTTGCGCCTGCGCGAGCGCGGTCGCAATCTGTCCGATCAACGCGATCCCCACTTCCGGCCCTGGAGGCTGGAGCGGGGGAAGCGGGATCGCCGGAGGGGCTCCGATATTCGGCGTTTCCAGCGTCTCGTGCAACGACCAGAAGTCATACGCCCCCATCCGGTAGAGCTGGAGACGCATCATCTTGTTCTCCTGCGCGTTCATCGCCAGGATCGAGTTGGGCGCCACAACGAAGATGAACTGCTTGTGGAAGAACTGCGCGCGTTGGTCGGCGGTGGTGGTGTTGGCGTCCAGCTCGGGCGTATACCCGTCCTGACCAGGGAGCAACGCCGGCACCATCTTGCCAGGGTCGTAGTCGAAGTCGTCGAGTGTCACCCCCGCCGGGCCGAGGATCTGGACTCGCTTGGTCGTCGTCAGAAACTGGAAATAGTTGACCTTGATCATCTCCGACATCTCACGCATGAAGGCTTCGATCTGCCGTGCCTCGGTGCGGAGTTCAGGGGTCAAGGCTTCGTAGTACTTCTGAATCGTGTCGGCCGAGGGGAGCTGACGAAGCTGTAGCAGCGCGGCGAGATTGGCCGTCCCGGAGAGATCCGTGAACTTTTGTGTGAGTTGCTGCCAGAGTTCCAGGGCCATGGAAAGCACCTGTGGACTCGGGCCATCCTGACGTGTATAGGGCTCTCCGTAGCCGGGTTGGACCTTGATCCGCTTGCCGGGCTGGCGTGGATCGAGCAGCCGCATGGTCGTTTCGGAGATCGCATTCCGGTTGTAGATGACGTCCGGATCCATCCACTGGCGCACGCCCAAGCGGAGATCGTGCATGGTCTCGTTGATCGCATCCTGGACCGGGAGTAGGTCGTTGAGAAGCGGGATCCCGAGGAACTGCCAGGGCACCGACCAGAGCTTGAGGCGGCAGATCGGGAACATGCCGTGCCAATAGGTGTTCGGGCCATCGTAGATCACCGCATCGTCAGTGGCTACGATCAGGCGACCACGGGGATAGAGCGGTTGATTCGGTTGCACCAAGTACGCCCACTGCGCCCCCGGCTCCCCCATCGGGATCACCTTACTGGTCAGATTCCGTGTGCGATCGTGCAAGTAACACCGGTAGAGCACGATTCGACCTGGACGCATGCGCCGTGTGTGCACACCGTGCTGACCGAGCGTGTCGAGCGGATCGGCGGGCGTCAGGAGGCGGGCGACCGTCGTGCGCCAGCGGCCCATGACTCGACCGAGCGAGGTGTCGGCGGACGGCTTGAACAGGTAGTGCTTGGTCGGATACATCCCCCGCAGGGTGTTGACCGAGTGCTCCTCCCGCAGGATCACACCTTCCCAGAACTGCGGCGATCGGCTCATTGAGGGGCGGATCGGCAGCGTGTCTCGGGGGTCACGTGCGGTCAGTTGGTTGGCTCCGCCGAATGGGGCGTGCGGATCCCAGTCGACGACGAGATCCCCGGTCCCCGTGGCGAGGCTGTATTTGATACAGTCGCCGAGATCTAGGTCGTACATCATCGAGACGTACTCGGCGACGGCGTACTGGTTCAGGAGATCCGCCTGGACTTGGTAGATCGGATTGGTCCGCCACCCGAACAAGGGCTTCAGATCAGTCAACGCACTCACGTGCGCCTGGACGGCGCGTCGTGATTCGTTCAGGTAGACCTGCGGGAGATAGCGGAGCTTGCGTTGTGCCGGCGAGATCTGGTCGCCAGTCACGTAGAGCATCGCCCGCTCGATCTGATCGTAGGACGGATCGGCGCGGTTGATCAGGTCGCCCTCATCACGCGCTTCCTTGAGCCACCCGAGGATACGCGTGTCACCACGCTGGAGAGACTCAGCGGAGGTGGCTGGGAGATCCTGCACACTGGACTGACTAAAGTCGGCCATCTAATGCCTCGTCGCCGCAGGGTGTTCAGGGTTGTAGTTGTCGTCCTTTAGTTCACGTCCGTCCGCACTCCGGTGAATCACCAAGGCTTGGCGATAGTATCCGCACTCTTCGACGATCGGCTGACACCAACAGAGGCGTGTCCACGTATGTTCGATCGCGTCACCGATGGGACGGATGTGGCGATCCTGCCAGAGCTGATCGCATGACTCGCTCCCCCACAAGCCCCATTGCTGACTAGGCGTGGTGCTCATCGGTCACCTCGATCGCGATCGGCTGGAACGGCTGACTCGCGTCGCAGTTTTTGCACCGAAACGATCGAAAAATCCAGAGCCTGATGTTCTCGCCTTTGATCAGCCGTGTGCGCTCTTCCTCGGTGAGGGAGAACTCGATCAGTGTCTTGCCATCGTTGTAGACGAGCGCTGGCAAGGTCAGGTACTCGGGCTGATGTTTGCCAATCTCGACAAAGACGGGTTCTGGATCGGCGGCGAGGGCAGAGAGATCGACAGGAATCATCGGCTCAACTTTCGTTTGGCGTACAAGCCAGCGGCGTAGTCGCTGTGAATCTTCCGCGCTTCCTGCGTCGCACGCTTGGGATTCGGGAACTTGCCTAGGTGTTGGCCCGTTTTCCGGTAATGTCCGATCGCCTCCTTGTCGGAGACGACACGCTTGCCTACGACTGTCGGGATCAACACTTCACGACCGTCTTCCTCGAAACTCATCGAGCGTACCGTCGACCGCCCACCTTCCGGCGCGGGCACACTCGGGCGCCCGAATAGATTGATGTTTCCACGCACGAAGGAAGGCTTCTTCGCCACTAGACGACTCTCCACTTGTCACAACGTGTGCACCGATCGTGATAGATGCTCACCGACACCCAGTGATGCCACCGAAACCAACAGAGGAATCTCCAGATCATTCGGTGCCTCCCAGAGCGGACGCATTCGCGTCACTCACGCCAGGGCCGAAGCTCTCGTCGGGGGCGTCCACGGACTTCTTGAGCGACGAACCGAATCGGCGCTTGGCATCGTCGGTCGGCTGCTCGCCCCCGTCCCAGTTCTTGTGGAGAGCGGACTGATCCTTGTTCGAGTTGTCGTTGCTCCATTTCCGGAAGACGATTGGCTGACCCTCGCCATTGCGATACTGCTGCTCGGATTCCTTCTCGATCTGCCGCAGCTTTTTGAGCGAATCCACGACAACCGGCCGATTCTGCCCGTCAAACGTCTCGAAGCGTTGGAAGGGCTCCTTCGCGTCGATGGCGCCGATCATCGGGATGTAGTTCATGGGGACGCAGGAGCCCGCGCACATGCAGGCGGGACAGTTGGGGATCCGTCCCATGCCCCCCTCAGCGAACGTGCGGTACTGGTCACGCAACCAGGACTTGCAGACTTGGCACTGATAGTCGAAGAGCGGCATGCCTACCTCCGGAGCTTGCGTCGCACGGCATGCTTGACGGTGCGAACGCCTTTCTGCATCGCGAGCCCGGCGCGTCCGACTCGCTCGGCCATCGGACCGGCCAACGACCCAACCTTCGCGAGGGCCTTGCCGACGCCCGTCGTGGGGCCGGAGAGCGACTTCGCGGCTTTCTCGATGGGCATGATCAACTCCTGAAGAAAATCTCCTCTTTGATCCGATCGACGATTCGCAGCAGTTCCTGTTTGACGGTGTAGCCCCGTTTGGCCGCACGGTGCTTGATCTCTTCGAGCTGCCCAGGGGTGAACTCCACTTTGATCGTGCCAATGCTGATGCGCGCGAGACGCTCGATAGCGGCGACGAGCTTGGGCACGCTCTGGGAGGTGGCGACCCCTGTGGTCTTCTCCAGCTCCGTGCATACGTCACGGGGGATCAGGAGCCCGTCTTCGACGATCTCATACTTCTCCCCGAGATCGTGCACGACGTCGATCACCTGACTGCCACTGATGATCATCCACTCGCCTTTGAGCGGGTGAACCGTCGTGCCATCGGGTAGCTCCACGGGGCGCCGTTCGAGGATCTGCTGAGCCGTCAACGCCCGCAGTTTGCGACGGACGGACAACTTCCTAGATGTCGATGACGTCTCGCTCGTCGAAGTGGAGGCTGGCACCGTGCTCGGTGAACTCGTCGTATTCATGATCGACTCCCTGATCAGCTTCGTCTGCGGTCACAGCCGTATTGCGATAGTCGGGGACGAGCCCATTGGAGGCCCGCAACGCTTTCAAGGCTTCTCGACGACGACGACGCTCGGCGACCGGTTCCATCTCTCCGCCGGCATGGCGGTACGCGGCATAATACCCGATTGCGCCCGACAGGATCGCATCATCGTGTTGACGTGGAGCGGCAGCAGCATCTCCGAGAGTCGCGCCCGGCTCGTCGGGGATCACGAAATGACGGAGTTCGCCACGGGTGATAGGCGAGTTCACACGAAAATCCGGGAGCCCTGTGACGTCGTCGAGGGTCGTGATCGCCTCGAAGAACTTGTCGAGGAGCAGCGGGCGCGTGCGCTCGGTGGTCAGCCAGCCAATCCGTGTCGAGTACCGCTTCTCCGGACTAGCGGCATCGGCATACTCCCAGACGTAGAAGTGTGTATACCCCAGATGGAGCTGTAGCGTGTCTTGGGTGGAGAGCCCATGGTTGTTGCATTCGATCGTGGCACAGGCTTCGATGCCGTCCTCGTCACTGTAGTAGCGGCCGATCGCGTCCATCACAAAGGCGAACTGTGTCGGCGTCAGACGGTTGCTGACAAATTGGGCGACCTGCTCCGCTGGCTCTTCGATCGTCGGTTGTCGTACGACGTCAGCGACCGAATAATCCTTCCCCAGTCCGTCACCGATGTCAGCCGAGATCACATAGCGTCGTGGGCCACGGTGACGCGGGTACTCCCAGATGGTGAGCACCGTGTCGCGGAGATTCGGGAGTTCCTTGAGTTCCTTGTTCCAGACACGGCGGAAGCCATAGCCGGGCGGCACGGGCGTCGTATCTTGCGCGACCGGACTCGTGGAGCCAGGGACACGGGGCGCGATCGGAGGGGTGAAACGCCGATCTTTCTCAGCCGTCGGGTCTGCTAGCTCCAGACGACGCAGCTCGGCGATCTCTCGTGCTGGCTCGACGCGCCAGATGTCGAGAATTGGGCGCGCGGTGCGATCGATCTGTTCAAGCTGGTCGAGCGTCCAGACCGAGCGACCGGAGTAGATGAAGCATTCCTCGGGATCCGAGGCGTATTCTTCGTAGAACTTGGCGATCTCCCCCTTTTTGGCGAAGTAGTCGCGCGTGCGCTCGTAGAAGTAGAGCTGATCGCGGTTGAGGGTGATCGGCCGTCCGATGAAGCGCGGCCACGTCGCCTCGGCTCGTCGGGCCTGCTGAAGCGTCGTTTCCTTGGGCACCCAATCTGTCGGGGCGGGCAGCGAGTACTTGGCCGGCTCGACGCCCCAGGGGATAAAGACGTTCTCGAAGCGCCCGATCCCTTCGTTGGCGGCTTCCCAGTGCTCGTGCCACCAGTTGCCCGCGCCTTTGGCGGTCGATTCGAGAATCACGAGCGACAAGGAAGAGATCGGCACGGCTTGGAGTGTGGCGTCGTCGAGCTGACCAGGGTTGTCCCACGTCGAGAGTTCAGAAATGTGAATGACACTGAAGGTCTTCCCGCGTCCCATGTGACCCTTTTGTCGACCGGCCACTTCCTGCAGCTCGCCTCGGGTGGACTTGCCCCAGGCCGACTTGATCATGCTGCCGTTCGAGTACGTCATTTCCCGCCCTTGGCGACGCGTGAGTCGTGTCGGCTTCAGAAACCAGGGAAGCTGATCGAAGATGCGCTCGACCATCTCAAAGAGATACTTGGCTTGATCTTCGACGTCTGCCCCACAGAGCGAGCGCGTGTGCGTACGCGTGAGAATTCGGTGCGCGACCATCGCTTCGGAGAGGGTGGAGACGCCCAGTTGCCGCGCTTTCAGGACGTTGACCAGAATGCCGTCCGGGTTGTTGTCCTTGAGATGTTTGAGTTCGATCTGTGCGATGCGATCGAGCACACATTTCTGCGACTCCCAGAGCGGATAGAGCGGTCGGAGCCCGTGGCCTTCCTCGTCGATCCAGACGAAACGCTCCGCGAAGTACGGGAAGTCGAAGGTGATCCGGATGCGCGTCGCCGCCATGAAGTCTTCTTCGTCTTTGGTGAGACTGCGCGTGCGCTGGCCGTCCTCGCCCATGATCTGGATCAGACGCGCGGTGTACTCGGCGGACTCCTCGATCGAGTAGCGCGGGATGTACCCCTTGGGAAAGGTGTCGAGCATCCCGCGCTCGCGCATGATGGCGCGTTCCCGAGCGATGATCAGGTGCGGGTGATACATGTTTAGTGCTCGTGAAATCCGATCTCCTCCCCGAGATAGAACCGATCAACGAGCCCGACGATGCGTGCGAAGCCTTCATGCAGAAGTTGATCTTTGATCCGTGGGTCTGTGGCGATTGTCACCAACTGCTTCGGACTCTTGACACTGACGTCGAAAACCTCTCCAACTCGGTACTGCCCATGTCCCCCCGGCGGCACACAGACATAGAGCATGGGATGATCACGACGTTTCGGCCACGCGACCCACTGGCCGACCCAGAAGTCACCAACTTCTGAGCACTTCCAGCCTGTCCAGCGAAGTGTAAACATGCGGTACTCGATGGGACGGTCAGTCTGGCAGACGACAGCCGTCCCACTCGCGAGGATGACCGCTCCGACTGCAGAACCTCCGAGGAAATGTCCGAAGAACGCTCGACGATCCATCACGGTCTCCTCTCGTTCACTGACTACGTCGTCGGCGGATGCTCCGCATTCCACTGTGCGATCTTGTCAAGCAGCGCCTGAGAATCTGATCCGAGTAGCTCGATGATGAACGCGTCGTCCATCATCGGCTCTTGCTCCTCTAGTGGCTTCGACGCGTTAGCCTCCCGATGTGCCTTGTAGAACGCAATCAGGTTCTGAAGCGCGATGTTGAGTAACAAAGCCCCGACAGGCACGAGCACCTCCTATGGTGTCCAGATCGTGAGGAGCGTCCGCACGACCTGCAAGTACGGTTCAATCAATCCACGAGTGGTCGGTGACAGGGTTTCGTTCTTCGAGATCGAGTCGATCGCTGAGTTGATCGTTCTGACAGCCTTGTCACGTGCAGTCGTGGCTGTCGCACCAGCCTTGAGTGCAGCGGACAGATCGACTCCCGCCTGACCAGCAATCTTCCCCCCGTCGAGGACCACACGAGCGTCAGCGGTCGAGAGCACTTTGGCGGCTTCCGCTTCGATCGCGACGTTGACGACGGTATCAACGGCTTGGATGACACGACGCGCGTAGAACGCGGTATCCCCCACGGGGGTGAGTTGGGGTGGCGGTTTGTAGGCCCCACACCCCATCAACAGAACAACGAGCACGAGCGAGACAGAGGATCGTATGCGGTACCGCGTCATTGGCCTTCCCCTCCTCCGAGCAGTGGTTTTGTCGGTTGTGAGGTGATCGTCCGTAGGAACACGTTGAACGCGAAGACGAGTGCGACGACGTACACCTCGTACATGTCGGGGATGATGTCGAGGATTTCCTTCCCTTCGAGCAACGTGATCACGATCGACAGGAAGTTGACCCAAAACGTCTTCGTCGCAAACAGTGACTTCATTTTCCAGTCCTCCAGGCTCCGGCGATATAGCCGAAGCAGAAACCGACGATTAGGGCACTACCGATTGCTTCCCACACGGCGGCTGGGGGCATTGCTAGGTTCCATTCTTCTTGATGTAACGATTCCGCAGTTCTAGCGCAAGCACCGTCGACGCAGCGGTGATGATCCCGTTGATCGCTTCGCCCACGTCGACATTGTTCGCGGTGCCGAAATACGCGACGAGGATGGAGAGCAGCCCGCACGCAAGAATCAGCCCGAAGAGCCAGATCGGGTGCGCCGGGTGCCAGATGGGATGATCCTTGTGCCAGAAGCTCATGCTTGCTCCAGTCGCAAGAGTGTCGCGCGTCCGACACGCAGCATATCGACGAAGCGGAATCCATCACCATACTCGATCGTCGGTGGAGCGGTGGGATTCTGACTCGTCCAGCTCTGATCGTCGATGACGATCGAGAACGCAATCTTCCCGTTTCGCATCGAGTAGATCCGATTCGCGTTGGTGAACGATTTGATTGGGGAGCCGGTCCAGCCCGCATTGAAGAACTGCCCACGGAAGCTGTCGGGAATGAAACTCCGGTAGCGACTGCGCGCCCGCATGGCGATCTGTGTGGAACTGTCGAGCGGGCGATAGCCGTAACGGCCGTCCGCGTAGTGTAGCGTGTCCCCGATCCCGCAGATGCGACAGAGAGCGCCGAGTGCGAAGTGCCGATCTTCGCGGAGATCATCGCGACGGGGTTCACCGTTGCGCCCCTGCTTGCCGACACCAGGATGCGAGGTGCCGACGCCCGTCATCATGTTCCAAATTTCTTTGGTGTGGCGCACCCACTTCCAGCCATCTTCCGCGTCAGACCGGTTGGCGTGAATCTCGAAGTAGTTGCCGAACTGCGCGAACTCGGGATTCTCGTCATCGACGTCGAGCGGGGAGCTTGAGGCGTAGAGGCCATGCAAGGGACCACGCTTGATGATCGGGAGAATCGCGGGATTTTGTGTCTGGTGACGTGCTTCGTTCGCCCCTTCGATGATTAGGTTGTCCCACTGGAGCTGGAGTTCGAGCAGCCAGTCGAGATGAAACTGGTAGTCGAAGGACCGGATCGCCGTGTCGAGCAGCGCCGGCACCTGGACGTACTTCGCGCGCTTGTAACACTTGTCGAGATACGCCGGCAGACGCTCGCGCGCAACCTCCGGGGGCAGATCAAACAGCAGCGAGCATGACCCACCGACGCGTGATCCGTTTCGACCCTCTTCGTCGAGCCAGTCGAGATAGTCGTTCTGCTCGTCCTCGGTACGAATGAGGGCGGCGAAGTTTGTCGCGAAGAGGGTGTCAACGATCTGCCCATTGAGGCCGACCAACGCAATCCCCTCCGACCGGAGTCGGCCCGCAAAATTGGCCGGAGGGGGATTAGGGTTTGGGGGTGTGGAGGGCAAGCCGAGTTCGGCACGCAGCTCCGCGATGTGTTTATCGAGCGATTGCTCTTTGGTCAGCCCGGCCGCAATGTCGTACGAGGTACGATTGCCCCAGCGAAAGGCGCCTGGATTGTCCGGGTATGGCAAGCCTGCTTCGGCATACGTGGCGGCAATGCGCGGATCTGCGACCTGTGCCCACCACGTGCCTTCATCGGGATACGGTTGACTAGGCATCGAGCCTCCTGACTCCGAGGAGATCCGGGACGACAAACGGTGCGATCGTCACGTTGTTCGACTGATTGCCGCCGAGGACATGAATGTGTCCCCCGGCAAAACCCGCGAAGAACCCAACATGGCCAGCGTTCGGATCGGTGCCACGCCTGAGAATGATCACGTCGTTCTCAGGACGAGCGTGGGCGAGATCGATCGCATGGCCGACGTCGAGCCACGATCGAGCGCGAGCGGACTTGGAGCGCGGCATGCGGAGGAGCCACGCGATGCCGTTGACGAAGCTGGAGCACCAGGGCACTTCATCATGCACGTCGGAGAGGCCGGAGAGGAAGTGACACCACACGATGAACGGATGATCGAGTTGTCCCGGTCGCTCCTTGATCTCACCGACGAAGCGCTCAGCCATCTGGAAGCACGTCATGGTACTGGCTGTGGTCCTTCCTCTTCGTCCTCCGGAAGCAGGTCGATAATGCTGTGACTGTTGCGACCGTACAGCAGATTGCTGACGGCCTGCTGCATCTGTTCGAGACTCCCCGATCCGCTATCGCGAGCCGAGCTGGGAGAGCCCATGTTGAACTGCTGGAGGAGCGTCGGCTGGTTGCGCGGCGTTTTGATCATCTCCGCGAGTTCGAGCGCGAGGCGCTGACGCTGGAGATCAGGGAGTAGCCGAATCTTGCCCTTGCCGTTACAGACGCGACAGGATTCGGGGGTCGGGTTCGGCACTTTCTTCGTGGGATTGGGCGTGACTTCGCCCAGACCGTCACAGGTCGAGCAGGCTTCCTCATGCGGAGAGGCGCGCAGCATGACGTCGTCGACGACTTCAACGAGCCGTGTGGCGATCTTCTGTGCCGCGAGGATCTGCGCTTTCGCGAGGGTGCCATTGCGAAACGAGCGAAGGAGATCGGTGAGGGAGATGCCCACTTCACGCGCGAGCCAGCCCAATGACTTGCCGTCGAATTGACGGTCCTGCAGCATCCGCACGAGGTTCTGCATCTCGGGCGTGCCGTCGAGCGAGAGCGTCGCGATCAGCTCCTTGCGTCCACCGAGGGCACGTTCATAGTCGTTGATCCCTTCGGCGGAGTGATCGAGCGCTTCGGCCGCTTTATCGGGCGTCAGTGCCGCTGGCGGCACAATCGCAAGCGACTTCTGTTTCATCATCCACCGTCTGTTTGACGAACGTCACGTCGACTCCGTCGAGCCACCGCAGCGAATCACTGAGTCGTTGTTCAAGCACGCCGAGCGTACGGTGCTTGGCAATGAACAGTGCTCGATCGTAGACGTCGATCTCGATCTCGTATCGAATCTTCACATAGGCTCCTTTGCGGGCTCGGACTCCTCCTCGGCTTCCTCGGCGAGGTACCGCACGATCTCGTCTTCGGTCGGCGCGCGTCCAGTGTCTCGCATCGTCTTGTCGATGTAGTCGACGACGCGACCGGCTTCCTTGTGGTTGAGGAAGCTGATCGAGTTCTGGGTCGTGAGATCTTCAGCAGGCGGAAGAACCGGCGCGAAGTGATCGGCCAGTCGCGCGAGGTACTGGTTCTGCGTCGCGAGGTGTGCCTCGATGGTGCTGAGCGATCGCAGCAGACGACGCGCGGTGGTGAACGACCGGAAGAGCTTCATCGTGAAAGTTCCATCAAGAACGACGGAGATCGAAAGAAGTCGTCAATGACGCGCGGCATGATGATCTGGCGACACACCTCGTTGATCTCGTCAAGTGAGATCCCACGCGATATCGCTGGCATCGCCGGCACGACCACGAGGGGCTTCGGCACCCACAACAAGCGTTCGACATCGAGCTGCGCGGCGATCGGCAGCATCAGGAGGTGACGAAGAAAGCTTCGGCGATCCATCAGCTTTCCAGAATCGACATCAGCACACCCTCGCCGTTGGTGTCGACGTCGAGCCACAAGTTGTCGATCGGGATGGCATTCGCGCCGTTGGCGATCGCGGAGGTGAACGAACCGATCAGATTCGCGGTCGGAATGGGAATCACGGCGAGCACGCCGACGAAGGTGGCTTTCACCATCGCTTGGCGATCGCCGACGAAGACCTTGCCGGTGTTGGTGTGCAGCGCCTGGATCGAGAAGGCGTGCACGGTTTTGATCTGATCGGCGGGCAGCGTGATGCGGACCGGCACGCCGGCCACAGGAACAGTGAACGCGCCGAGCGATCGGAATTTCGCCATGTCAATCTCCTATGTGGGCTCGTGGGATACCGATAATAGCACCGAGCCCAGGTCCGCCGCCGCCCCCACCGGGGCCACCCGAAGGGCCACCCGAGGGACCGCCCGTCCCGCCGCCGATGCCGGAGCCTCCGCCCGAGCCTCCGCCGCCACCGAGGGGGCCGGTGCCCACCGCGAGACCGCCTCCGCCGACAGCGGGAGCATCGGTGAGGGCTTCGCCGAACATATTGAACAGTCGAACGACTTGGCCCGCGACGACGCTCTCCATGCCGAATTGCCGGGCGTTGAAGACGGGCGCGGTGACGGTCTCCCAGATCGCGACGGACTGTGTGGCGACGTTGTCGCTGCCCGTGGCGGTCGTCAGGCTGACGTTGTGTGTCGTCCCAACCGGGTAGACGATGGGTTCGGTTTGTGTTCCGCTCGTGATCGTGGCGTTGGCGACGAGCTTGAGCGCGTCGATGGACGATTCGAGCGGTTCGTGGGTGAAGATCGTCTGCTCGCCATTATCACCGTCCTGGAAATCGCCGCCGTTCATCGGGACTTCGTCGACGTCGGCGAACGACCCCGAGAAGGTGTTGGCGATCCCCTGGCCGTTGATCAGGACGGGGAAGATCTTGTCGCGTGCCGGAAGTCCCGCATCGACGGTCACGGCGTCTGCGTCACTGCCAATCCAGAACACGATGTCGTCGAACAGCATGTCGTACGTCGAGACTGGCCCACCAGCAGGGTTGTTCCCAAAAATCACCCGGTCGACGTTGAAGGTGGGCAAGGCCCCACCAAAGGTGGTGGGCACATCGAAGCCCACGCTGACTCCTGGCCCGCTGACGGTGAGGATGACGTGGGTGCTGTCCTGCGCTCCGCCTCGATCGTGCTCGAAATACACGTCGACCTGATACCACTGATTCAAAGCAAGGGATTCGGTGGTGTAGCTGGTGGTGAAGCCGCTGATCCAGTCCGAATACAGACGAAACTGTCCCGTGGTGTTCAGCTCCAACCGTGTCGCGCGCTGTCCAGACCAGCCGCCGACGCGACAATCGTTCGCACTGGGATACGCGGCGAGTCGAACGAAATAGCGCAGGCGCCCCACCATCCGTTGCCCGTCGCTCGCGCCCATCGACGTGAACGCATCCTCGAAGCCGGTGGCCGCGTTCGAGGCCACCGCACGAGCCACACGCGCGGATCGTGCACCGGATCGGACGGCTGCGCTACTGATGAGGGTGACTTCCGTCGCGCCGGTTATGCCCAGGCCGGCGAAGCTGCGCCCCTCGAAGCCGTGGAGGTTGCGTTCGAGCGCCACTTAGCTCCGCCCTCGCTTCAGCCTCCGTAGTCGCCGACGATGGCGACGACGGGATTGCATGGTGTCGAGTGGCGAACCGTAGCCAAAATTCCAGATGGGCATCTTACGAGACTCGCTGACCGATGGTTTCCGGTGGGACGTCCACGACGCGGACTTTCTCCGCCACCCCGTTGCAGCGCGGACAGTTGGTGCGCGGAGCTTTCCGGCACGGTTCGCACTTCGGCACGAACGTCAGCCGGCACTTATTGCAGTAAAACGACTCCCCAGTCACGGCGTTAGGGGAACATCCACTCGATCCAGTCCCACCAGTTCATGTCTCGCGCAGGGTAGCAGAAAACGCGCCTGAAAAAAATTTGGAAAAAATTTCGCAAAAATTTCGCTAGAGCCGAGCACGGGCAGAGAGGCTCCAGCCGGGGGGCACCTCCCGGACAATGCACGGGCTACATGGGCCGGCCAGCTCAGCTAGAGGTGCACCGGCTTGACCTTCGCCCCGTCTGACAGAGCTGTCAGGCGAAGGTACGCGAATTTAGGCGGGAATCCTACAGTGTCTGATAATGCGCGCTATGTTACCTAGTGAGGTGTGGCGGTATCTAGTGGAGTATCAGTTAGATAGCGTCCGATCACGAGACTGTCAGTTGCCTAACGATCTTCGCGAGCGCTCTGGCGCCAGCGTTCGGCTTCGAGCTTATCGCCTAAGCGATCGCAGATCTCTGCTAATTCCAGCTCCGTGTATGGTTTGCGAGCTTTCAATAGGTCTTCTAACTCCAGGTTGTACAGTCGTGGCGATCGTGGCGTACGCGGCATATCCTCACCTCACGCCATAGCCTAGAGCAACCTTCGTGCCAGTGTATATCAGGTATCCAGGTAACTTTGACATGGATACCAAGTATACGTGTCACTTCTACATGGATACCAAGTATCCACACAACTATTTTTGAGTAGCCACGAGATATCGCTTGACACCATGAGACCTACCTATGCTAGTATGTCTCTGGAGCCGATACCGTCTAATGAGTCTGAAGCATGCGTCAAACGGAGCCATAGTCGGACGTTCGCATCCTGCGGACCTATCCGACCAGCTCCTAATCGAAAGGTAGACCGATGAACACGTTACCGACCACGGCATACGCGAACCGACCAGCGGACGAACGATTCCAGACGATCGATGATCTGGTCAGTTCGGCGGCATACGATCGCGCGCATTCTCGGGAGCGCCGATACAACTGGCGTGATCTCCAGGTGATTCCGGCTCCTGGAGCGGAAAGCGTGCTACTCCAGAGCCCCAACGGGAGCGCTCAATTCACACATTGGAGTTTCGGCCAGCTCTGCCGATCCGTTGGAGCGCCAGCATCCTACCTTCGAGAATTGCCGGCTCAGATCACGTCGGACGCGTTGACACACGGGCTCCGAACGGCCACGAAAGCCGGAGCGGATGCGAATCTACTCGTTCGGGCCAACGGGGGATCGCCGATCGTGCGCGCGTGCACCTCGGAAACCTACGGCCGGCTTTGGGACGAGGAGCTGTATACGGCCGTTCGAGACCAGATTGCCTTGCCGGAAGGTTGGACGTGCGAGCTAGCCACACGATCGGATCGCGATTCTTACCTGACCTTGTCAAACCGTCGATCGGTGCTCCAGGATCCCAGCGTGCAAGCGATTGTCAACGATCCGAATGCGGGAGCCGATCGCATCATGTATCGGTCACTTACGATCGGCAACTCGGAGACCGGCGCCGGATCGGTGTGGTATCAAGCCGGCTTGTATCGTGCGAGGTGCAAGAATCTGGCGCTCTGGTCGGCTTCGGTGGAAGGCACTTTCCGACGTCGACACGTGGGGGAAAAGGTCTTCCGAGACACGATCCGCGCGATCCTGACACTGGCCCGACGATATGCGAACCAATCTGCCGACGCCGATCAACGGATCATCAACGGCTTGATCTCAGCGGAGCTGGCATCCACGAAAGAGGGAATCGTTGATGAATTGGTTCGCATGGGCGCCACGAAAAAGCAGGCAACGGAAGCGTACGACCGTTGTGAGGTGACAGAACATGCGTCACCGCGATCGTTTTGGGGAATCGCGCAAGGTTTCACCCGATTGTCTCAGGACAGCGGATTCCAGGATGAACGCATGGCGCTTGATCAACTGGCCGGCAAGATTCTGGCCCGTGGTCAGAAGCTGGTCGCAGCGTAGTTCGTGCCTTGCACGGGAGCCAGAGCGGATCGGCCGTTCTGGCTCCCTCTGGAGGTGCACGAACCATGAACGAGATCCTAGAGGAGCTGGACAACCATGATCGGGTGACGACCACGGTGTACCGACCGTTGCCGGAGCTGGCGCCACAAGGGGAAACCGAACCGATCGCATTTTTCGGCTTTCGAGCGCTCACGTTTTTGATCGAAACCGAATGCTACGCCACATTAGACGATCGCGCGCTAGAGCTGGCGCATATGGCGTCCCAAGGGGCGATTGCCGGCCCGTTGGAGGACAGTGCACGGGAGCGGATCGTCCGGATTCGTCGAATGATTCTGATGGTACTGGCCGATCGTGCCGCCTATCGACGGGCCAACGATCGGGAGCTGGTCGTCCCTGAGACCAACACGGAGCCGACTACGCTCGAACAGCTCGAACAGCAATCGCCGGCCGATCAAGCCGTTCGGTACCTCAAAACCGCGTTGATGTTGATCATGGATCCGCAATTGGGCGATCCGGGAGATCCGACGTCGAAGGTACCACGGAAGCCGAAACCACGCGGACCAGCTCCAGGAGACGCACTAGAGGTGCCACGATCGCGACAGTCTGACACGATCGCGTTCTAATCGTGCCTTGCGTCAGCTCCAGAGCGCCGATCGTGTTCTGGAGCTGAGCGGAGGTGCACGGCATGAATCTGATACTTTCGGTCAGTCTCACGACGGGCAGACTACGGATCAACGATCAGCGCAACGGTCGACGTACCTGGTACGGCTCCGTCACGATCGGTCGACGTACGTGGTTCGTTTCACGTTGGGACACGATCCGAGTACGACCGTACCAGGGGAGTAGCCAACGGCGGAACTACATGATCCACGTCGGACCGATCATGTCGTGGTACTGCGGATCCTGGTCGGTCAGTTAGGCGAGGGAGGTGTGACCATGCGGATTCTCACGATCGGCGATCGTGTTCAGGACACGATCGGACATTGGTACGAGATCCTGGAGGTGCAGTCACCGTACCGTTTTCGTGTACGGCTCTTACTGACCACGATCGACGGCCAGCTCTACGATCCAGGGTACCGATCGGTCGTCATGGGACGGAGCGAATTGCGTTTAGGTGAGTAACACGCGCGCACGATGGATCGATCAGAACCTGGAGGTGTGCCAATGCGCTATGTTGTCGAACATACGATCAATTTTGTCAATGGGACGTCGACACGACCGTACCGACTCACCCGAACGTTTTCGACCACGCGGGGAGCGCTCCGAGCTGGGGAGAAACACGCGCTAGAGGTGGGCAAGTACTACGAGGATTCCCAGATCCGCGAGCACGCGATCGTGGTCCGTGATCAAGCTGGACGGTTCATCACGAATCTTGCGGCTTAGTGCCGCTAGAGGTGTGCCATGGCGAAGTGTACCGAATTATCACACGGAGATCCGAACCACCCGATCAAGCGCTTTAACCAAGGTGCCGGCACCTGTGATTGGTGCGGACAGACTAAGCGGACCACGTTCGACTATCGATCGTCGGGAGCGCTCGACTATCGGCTGAATCGTCCCACACGGCAATTCTGCAACCTGGAGTGTTATCGGCAGTTCTGGCAGTAGAGAGGAGGTGTGTCCGTGCAGTTGCGAGAATTGCGGCTCAAGTACGAGCCGACAGAGATCACGACCGAGATCTATCTCGAAAATCCAAAGGATGCGATCGCCTGCGTCCAGGGACGGCTGGAGCCTGAAGCCGTGGAAGTCTGCTTAGTGCTCTTGCTGAACACGAAGCATCGAGTGATTGGTGTACATGAGCTGAGCAGAGGGACGATCGATCAGTGCACGTGCCAACCACGCGACATGATCAAGCTGGCGCTGCTCGCCAATGCCGGCGCAATCATCGTAGCGCATAACCACCCGAGCGGGATTCCGGATCCGTCACCGGACGATCTAGCGCTGCTGGAGCGGACGCGTGCAGCGTGCAGTCTGATGGGAATCACGCTGCTCGATTTTTCGATCATCGGTCACGGTCGGTACTACTCGGCAAAAGAGGGAGGGAGACTGTGACACCCATGTATGCGTATCGTGTCTGGTTTGCCTTGCCGCATTTTGAGACGCCACGATCGATCACCGTGACGGCTGAATCGGCAACGGAAGCGATCGAAGCCGTCCGTGACCTGGGAGCAGACGATCAGATCGTGGTCGTCGGAGAACCTGAGTTGTTAGGCGAGCTGGTGTAAATGCGCGAATTATCGCGCGCGTGAGGGTGCAGCAATGGCTTACTTAGAGGCAACGACAGAACAACGTCGCAAATTTACGTTAGAGCTGGCGGCAGCTCTCGGCGAAGGGTGGATCGCTGATGTTGATTCGAGCGGTGAGTACGTGCACTGCGGCGTTAGGCACAAGGACGGATACGGCGTGCATGTGCACCACGAAACCGCATGGCACGGCAAGCCCATGAGGATTCGTCTCAGTGGAATCTGGCCGGTCGACAATCAACGGCAGATGCACGTTCCTGGAAACGGCTCCGCTCATTCGATCACCGTCGCGGCCGACAAAGCCGTGTGCAAGGTTGCCGGCGATATCAAAAATCGGTTTTTGCCGATCTACCTGGAGCAGTACGCCAAGTGCAAGGAACGAGCGGACGGCTCGACCGCCTACGAGACTGCCACACAACGCACGATAGCCGAGCTGAAGGAACAGATCCACGGTCGAACCGCGCAGCATAGCGCCGGAGGCTTTTATCCCGAGCGCTCGCACGTGTACCAGGTGACGGCACAAGGTGACTCGGTACGATTCGAGGCGTTTAGCTGTCCGGTCGAAGTGGCGATCGTTCTGCTGAAGGTAGCACGCAAGGTCGAGACATTCAGTTAAGCGCGATGAAGCGGATCAGACTCGCCGATCTATTAGGGTCGTTGCGTTACCTCGGATCGTGTGTCCGCTGTCGTCGTCAATTTTTGTCGATTAATGAGTACGTGTACATCACGGCTGGTCGTCCTATTTGCGAACACTGTTATCGAAAAGAGGTGCAACCATGATCGTCAGAAAAGAAATGCTCCAGGCCGTACTGCCCGCGACGACAGACGACGATTCGCGGTACTTCCTTCGCGCGATTCTGATCGAACCTGACGGACGGTGTCTGGCGACTGATGGCCATATTCTGCTAGTCGCCCGCGATGAACACCCGGAACCGGACGCCGATTTTCCCTCCGTTGATGCGGCGCCATTTCACGGATCGCCAGAAAAGGGCGTACTCCTGCCGACGACGAGCGCACAAAGTCTGCTCAAAACGATCCCGAAGAAATCCACGATTCCGATCCTACACGGCGTGCAGATCAGTACCAACGGCGAGAAAGGCTGCACGGTCGTCGCGACAGATCTGCAATCCATCAATACGGTGCATGTCCAGGAGAACGGGAAGGACGGAACCTTTCCCAACTATAAGAACGTGATTCCACCGGCCGATCGGCCGTGCATATCGGTCTGTCTGTCGCTCCAGGTACTCAAGGATCTGATCAAGTCGGCGGAAGCCGTGGAACCGAGCAAGAAACTGCAGACGATCACCTTCAGCATTCCGACCGAGGAGAAACATCAGGGACGCGAGCCTCTCCTCGATCACACGTTCAACCGACAGAGCCTTGATTCAGAGCTGTGCAAGGTGTGCGGGGAACACGAGAAGACCCATAGCAAACCAGACGGACAGATTGTCGACGCGATCACCGTCAAGTACGGAACGTCGATCAAAGTCGAAGGGGTCGTCATGCCATGCCGGATCTAATGACGAGCATCAATGGGCAACCAGCTCCCTGGACGGAGGAGATCTGGAAGCTCTGGCACACGGTGGCAGACACTGCCGATCCAAAGTTCTTTACGTTTGAAAAGGTCGAGCGGGCGAACTACTACACACCTCGACCGGCCGTCGACGAGTACAACCGAGGAAGCCCCTACGAGGGATTCACGTACATCCTCGTAGGCCACGATGGGTACCGGCACGTCTGGCAAGTGCAATGGAAACCTGGAGACCCCCCGAGGTGTCAGGACTGTGGCGAACGTCACTGGCCGTTCTACGGCTGCATAAAACCTGTACCACGCGCGGGAGGCATCAAGCATGCCTAGAGGGAATTTCGTACCTCTGGAGCCGAGTGAGCGATTTTTTGCTCGGCTCCAGGCATTCCAGTGTGAGTGTCCACGGTGCGGCAAGCTGTTACTGGTCGGACGCGGGCAACTCCACGATCGGTTTTATAACCGTGTCACGAGCACGATGCAATGTCCCTTCGATCGTCGACGAGGGGAAACCACGGTCGTGACTCGGCACGGTGGGTGCGGCAAGAAGTTCTTAGTCGGCTTAATCGCGTGGCCGATCCGACACGGATACCAGCCCAAGGAACGACCACCCGATCATATCCCGACCGATCGACAACTGAATCTTATGCGCGAGCACGCGCGAGGGTACTGGGCCAAACGAGGCAAGCAACGCGGAGAGAACCTGAACACGATCGAACCGGAAATTGATGTACCGGACGAAGAGCCTGACGAAGACGAGGGAGGTGTGCCGTGAGTTTCCAACCGTCGAAGTACCAGGAAGAGATTTTCAAGTTCGTGCACGATGGGCAGGGATCGGCGGTCGTCGTCGCCGTGGCCGGCTCGGGGAAGACGACTACGATCATGGAATCCTTACCGCTGATCCCGCGCACGCAACAAGTGCAACTGTTCGCATTCAACAACGCGATCGCGATGGAGCTGAAAGGGCGCATTCAACAGAAGGGCAGTCTGCATGCCCGCGCGAGCACGTTTCACTCGGTCGGCTACCGATCGGTGTGTCAACACCTGGGGATGCGGAACATCGAGACGCAGAGTCGTAAACTGCCGATCCTGTTCCGTCGCACCTTTAACACGCACCTCCGCGCGTACGAGGCACCCGTCTGCAAGCTCGTTGGACTCGCCAAGGGTTCAGGGATTGGCGCGTTGTTCCCCGACAACGAGGAATCCTGGGTGGATTTGATCAAGCACCATGAGATCGAACTCGATGCGGCAGACGGGCTCGGCATTCGGTTGGCCCGCCAGCTCCTGGAGAAAAGCAACGAAGCCGCAGCAGAAGAATTCTTGATCGACTTCGACGATCACTTGTACCTGCCGTGCCTCTGGAGTCTGGCGCTGCCTCGGTACGAGTGGGTGATTGTCGACGAGGCGCAGGACACCAATGCGATCCGGCGCGCGTTCATCGGGAAATCGTTGAAGGAGGACGGGCGACTGCTCGCCGTCGGCGATCCCTGCCAAGCGATCTACGGCTTCACCGGAGCCAGTGTGGACGCCATCGAGCTGATCAAAGCCGAATGGGACTGCATCGAGCTGCCGCTGTCGGTCAGTTACCGTTGCCCCCGACGTGTCGTCTCACTCGCGCGGGGACTGGTCAGTTACATCGAGCCGGCAGACGGCGCCACGGTGGGCACCGTCGACATTGCCACCACCACGGCGATCTTCGAGGGGGAATTTGGCCAGCAGGACGCGATCCTCTGCCGCACCAATGCGCCCCTGGTCGGGCTCGCCTACGAGTGCATTGGGCGGGGGATCAGTTGCCGAATCCTGGGACGGGATATCGGCAAGGGCCTGAGTCTGCTGGTCGATCGGATGCAGGCACAGAACCTCGACGATCTGGAGACGCGTCTTGCCGACTACGAACGGCGGGAAGTGGCGAAGCTGGTCGACCGTCACGAGCACGGCAAAGCCGCGAACGTGACCGATCGCGTGCAGTGTCTCTACACCATCATCGAGAACCTGCCCGAGGGATCCCGCACCATCCACGGCTTAACACTCGCGCTCGATTCGCTGTTCGGGGATGAGATCGGCGCAAAGCTCACCTTGTCGACCGTGCACAAAGCCAAGGGCAAGGAATGGCGGAGCGTCGCGATCCTGGAGCCGGGCCTGATGCCGGCCGGCTGGGCGCGTCAAGCCTGGGAGCAGCAGCAGGAGCGCAATCTTCAGTACGTCGCCTGGACGCGTGCCAAGGAACGGCTGACCTTCCTCGAAGGGGGCAAGGTTCCCTGGCTCGATAGCTGCCGCCTGGATGTCGAATCCCTGACCGAAGTACCGTAAAGATGATCGCGCGCGGGGGGAGAGGGGGGGAATCTGTGATAGAAACCCAGTTAACTCTAGTCAGCTCTAGTAGTTAACTTCTATCACCCCCCCGTGATAGAAGCTGAGTGCTGATAGGAACCTTCCCTCATCCCATCACAGTACTTCAGAGGTACCTGATAGAAGTTAACTCCTAGACAGAGTTAGTACTTAGTATAGTTTCTATCACGTTTTCCCCCTTGTCATCGCGCGCACGATCTATTAGTGCTGGACGACCTTGGAGTAGGTACCTCTGTCGAGTCTCACGATCCGTTGAAGCTCAAGAAGAGACCGAAGGGCACGGTCGAGCGTCGCTGAATGAATGGGGATGCCGAGATCTTCCGATCGTTCGATGATCTGGGCACGGGTGATCGACTCGGGTGGGGCGGGAATGAAGGCATAGACGCGTTGTTCCGCTTCGCCAAAGGCGACAAGATAAGGCACGAACAACCCCCGATCGTCCCTGGTCGCCTTAAACTCTTCCGGTTCACTGTCCCGAGGATTCCACCCGAGCGTGTACCAGGGCTCCTTTGGGCCGCTGGGGGGCACCAGAACGATTTGGGTGTCGGTATAGCCAGCGAAGGCTGTCGAGCCGGCAATCTTGTCCTGGTGGCGAAGATACGTGGCTTCCTGGCGTTGTTTGGCGAAGTGGAGGGAGGCGGTGATGTTGATCTGGGCGGATTGGCAGAGCGCACGGAGTTTGAGCAGGGAAATAATCACGTCCCGCATCTTGTTGATATCCCCTTGAACGAACAACGTAAAGGGCTCAACAATCAGATGCGCGCCGGCAGGAACCTGCATCTTGTTGAAACAGTAGAGGAACGCTTCATGCCCATGCTTGGATTCTTTGAGTAAGCCTTGGAGATTGGCGTCCCCACCGTAGAGATCGGCCACCGAGAGGGGATGCAAGGGTAGCTCGGTCGTCCCAAGTCTCGCGAGAATCCGCTCATAGGTTTCCCATCCACGGTCAGCGGCCAAGTAATAGATCCCGTTGGGCTTATTGGTCGGTTTGCCCCATATCGTGCGCCCATCCAGCCACCGAGCGCACCAATCGAGCAGCATGGTCGTTTTCCCAGCTCCTGGGGCTCCGCCCATGAGGGTAAGCGTCCCAAACGGGATAATGCCGGGAATCGGATCAGGGAATAGAGCTTGACTTCGAGTCGGGGCTATGTTTACGCTAGACACGGTTGGACTCCGAGGCACACCGGGGGATCAACTCGCACCTCACGGCCGAGGGGCTGACACCAGCCGGCTCCTCGGCGCTCTCCCTTTTACAATTTCGTTGAGAATTCCAGAGGCATGAAGCCCTGGTTATACACCCGTCCTCCGCTCGAATCAAGCATCAACTTTTCGCTTGACATGAGATATCATGGGGTGTAGAGTGGGCTCGTGAGTATCAGTGACCGACGTTTTCAGGGAGTCAATATGACGTGCAGGTAACCTCCAGCGTGACCCCAGCCGATCTGCCCATCAGGGAGGCGATCGCCGAGCGACCGGGGCTGCCTATTCGTCTCCGCTTCCAGCCTGACGTGCTGCGAAAGCGAGACGGGGCCACCCGCGCGAGCTATCAACCCTGGCGGGACGTACACTGGGTGATCGAAGCCGAGAATTTGGATGAAGTGCGAATGCTGCGTGAATGCCTCGCAGCGTTCTTTTGGATTGCAGGACAGGGAGGAATTGGGCAGCTCCATGGGAAATTGGTCCCGAGCATTCCCGTAGGGACTCCCGAACCTTTAGGCTAGAAGGGTTTGCGACTCGTGGGACTTAGACCTGTACCCGGCGGGCAATCCCGCCCGTGATCAACGACACCTCCATGGTCATGAAACGTAGTTGATCCGAGTCGCAACTTAGGGTATAACGCGTCCTTCTCGTTCGGCTGGTGACGATCTCGAACACGAACAATGACGAGTAATCTTTGGTTCACGGATCGGTCTCGCTTTGAGACCGGCACCGGACGCTGCGCGCGTCAACGGTACCTACGGTTCCACTACGGACCGACGGGGTACGGCATCACACGCACGGGGGAATCCGTCCCGCTCTCCACAGGCACCTACTTCGCCAAAGGCGTCGAACTACTCGCGCGTGGACTCCAGAAAACCGACGAGCTACCCGACGTGCAGCTCGTGCGGGAAGCCGTGCGGGTGGCGAGAGCCGCCTACGAAACACGTGTCACCGCCAAAGGCTTCCGAGGAGCCCTCTCCTCCGCCATCACCGACGAAACCATTAAGGAACAATCCGTACTCCTGGGTGGACTCATTTGGGCGTTTGCGCTCCGATTCCTTCCCTGGCTCCACGAAACGTACCGGATTGTCGAGTGTGAGGAAGAACGGATCCATTTGCTCGACTGCACGTGTGGAGCAGGATCGATTCCCACGCAGGCGATCCACGACGAGCGCGGCTGTGCCGGGATTGCGCTGATGATCCGGCTCGATATCGTCGCGCAGCACCGTCGCACCAATCACCTCGCGTACTTCGAGTGCAAAACCACCGGCTGGGAATCCGATGCCTGGGCCGAGCAGTGGGAGACCAAGCCCCAGCTCGGGCTCGGCACCTTGGATCTCGATAAGAAATTCGGCAACGAAGTCACCGAGATCTACATCGTCGGCGCGGGCAAGGGTGTGCGGAAGAAGGATAAAAGCGGCGACGACCCCATGCGACGCCAGCAGTCTCCGCTTTGCTACGGGTACTGTCGACCGGGGAATCCTCCGCATGCCAAAGACGAGTGGCTCCCCGCGTACGAATGGAAGAACGAAGCCGGCGAGACCAAGCGCGCGAGCAAAGCGCATCGTCGTCGTGGGGTGTGGGAGCTGGAAAAATCCGACTGGCCGATCTGGATCGCCTACAAATCCTCTGAACCTGATCTGCAGTACGACGAGTTCTGGTTCCGGCAGCTTCCGTCGTCCGTGCTCGATCGAGCGTGCTTCGTGCTCGGGCCGCTCAATCGACAAGACACGCAGATTCAGATGCTGCGGCACTCCATGCGCGCGGAGGAAGAGCGCTGGCGTGACATCTTGTGGCAGCTCTACGAAGCGCAGCAGCAGCACGCCTGGGCGAGTCCTGAATTTCAGCAGCTCCTCGACGCGTTGATTCCGTGCTCGTGGAACTGCCGACCCTTCGGCAAAGAGCACGAGTGTGAGATGACGTCGATCTGTTTTCGTCAGGCTGGCTGGGAGAATCCGATCGCGACGAGCAAGTTCATTCCGCGTCGTCCCCACCACACACCGGAGACCGCGCAAGCGATCGCGCGGGGCCTACTGGTCGAGCACGCGGAAGATCTGGACGACGACAATGGCTGACAACGATCGCCTGGACGGCTTGCTCGGCGGCAGTCGCCACTACACCGGCAAGGGCCTGGGAGACATCGGGATGTGGCATTGCCCCTCGTGCAACGCGGAGAATACCGGACCGCTCGACAAAGGCTGCACCGTATGTGGAGCCGGCTCCGCACCCGCGCGTCATGTCGGCGTCCCGCCTCCTCCACGGCGACGAGGCACGTCTCCACTGCAGGGACGACAGCTTGATGAGAATGGCACGATCGCATTCTCGACTCCCAGCACACGCGCCTTTCACGAGTGGTGCACGGCGACGGGCGCGGATCCGAACAACGCGCTCCTTCGCACGGCCTGGGAAACGGCGATTGCGTGGTACCGCGAATATCTGCGCGACACAGCGGCGAACGCGGAAGACCCGCAGCACGGCGTCGACATCCAGATGATCCCGGTCCCGAGGGAACTGCTCGTCGATGTGCTCAAGCAACTCGAAAACACCGTCGATCTCCCGGAGACCGACTCACAATCCCCCGAACTGTTGTCACTGATCAATCGCATCAGGGAGCTGACCGAATGACCGATCACCAAGTTCGTCGCATCTTCACCGCGATCTTGATCATGGGTGTGAGTGGCTCAGGGAAGACGACCCTGCTCTCGACGTTCGCGGAATATCTCTGGGAAACGTACCGAAAGATTCTCTTGCTCTACAGTTGGGACGGCGGGGCGATCCCGACGATCGTGCAGAAGCGAATGAAGCAAGGACTCATTCGCTTTTGGCGCGCACGCACGCGCAGTGCCGAGGGACTCGCAATCGAAACCGTGTACTTGGCGACCAAGGGCTACTGGCCGCGCGTGATCAATCCACTGACGGGCGAGACCGATCCCGCCGTGCAGATGGTGGCGCCTGTCAGTGTGCGCTATGAAACCTTCTGCGGGAAAGGCCACCCGCTCCAAGTCGTCCCCGCGCCGTCACTCATCGTGCCGACCTTCTGCGCGGAGTGTAAGCAACTACCGGCACCCAACGAAGTCAAATACAAAGAGACCGTCCGACAGACCAAGGGCTTCGAGACGGTAGGCGGTGTCGCGTTCGACTCCCTCACCTCCATGTCAGGCGGGACCATTCTCGACGAGATGGATCGGCAGCGAGGTGCGGGACTCATCAGCGGTGAGAAAGCCGCGTTCGGTGGCGTCGTCATGTCGGGCTCGATGAAGTTTGGGGGGAACAACCGTGCCGATATCGGCTTCGCCCAAACACGCGCGCAGCAATTCGTGAATAACAGTCTCAGTATTCCGAACCTCGTCGAAGGCCCTGTGTTCACAGGACTCACTCTCGAAGCCACGGACGAAGGCGGATTGTCTGTGGTGGGACTCAAGCTCCCTGGACGCGCGGCCACCGACGAAGCCTCGTCGTGGTTCGGCAACGTGATGGAATCGGCGCGTGTGCTCGACGACAAAGGGAAGATCCGGTTCACCCTTTATCTGAAGCCGTTCACCGATCCCCAAGGGCGTCGACACTTACTCAAGACGTCGGCTTCACCGGGCGCGGTGCCGGCCATTCTCCAGGATCCCGACGAGGAGGAGAATCACCCGAACGCGAATGCGAACCTCGGTAACGTGTTCCGCATGCTCGATGACGACTTGCGGAAGGCCCTCGCGGATACCGAACAGGGCATGCCGGGGCTGCCAGAAGGCTCGCAAACGTACGGAGAACCGTTCACAGTGGAAGCCGCGTCGGCTCCCGCTCCGACCGTGAACACTCCGGCACAGCCGATCGTCACGACGCCTGCACCCGTCGTCACATCGGCTCCCCCCGCGCAGATGCCGCCTCCGCGTAGTCGCAAGGCGGCGCCTTCTGCTGCAGCTCCGGCAGTCGCCACTCCCCCGGCTCCCCCCGCCACACCTGCCGCGATCACCACCGCTGGACCGGATACGCCAGCGACGACGGCGGCTCCACCCCCACCGGGTGCGAAGCCTCCGCAACGAGCCCCCGGCACGTAAACGACCTTTTCACACGAGGAGACGAGAGAGATGGGAAAGACACTACAGGATCTCAATCTGATCGAGGAGACGCTCCCGACAGCCGGGCAGGCACTCGACGATCTGCCACAGTTTGGATCGTTCGCGCCTCCGCCACAGCCTGGACTGTTCCGCTTCAAGCTCCCGATGGATCTGAGCGGCATCTGGGACACGATGGATTCGGATCACAAGACCGCAGCGGATCCGAAAGGCACGCGCGTCGTGGCGGTGTTCGATCAGAACGCCCCGCTCACCATCGTGCAATCGCACACCAACAACCGCTACAAGGGAGAGACCTTTCAGACGCGGTTGAACAACAACGAGCGGAAGCGCGGGAAGGATGGCGCGGGCGGTGTGCACAGCGATCTCGATTACCTGTGCGCAGCGTTCGATCCGAAGATCCCGAAGCCCACGAGCAACAAGGGCTACATCGAGCGCATTCGCACGTTCGCGGGACGCGAGTTCAACGCGGACATCCGGTGGTCGTGGGCGTGCTCCAAGTCACGGAACATCCGCGTCAAAGATCCCGCCGGGGCGATCATCGAAGTCGAGAACAAGCCCGGCTGCGGGAACAAGTACTACCAGGACGACATCCCGGCCAACCTCAAGTTGGCCAACGGGGAATTTCCCCTGGAGATCTCGTGCAGTTGCGGAGCACTGCTCCGTGCGTTCGGCAACGTCGACAACATCAAAGGCGACACGAAGTAGAAATCGACCGACACGACAGCCCGCTAGGCCCGAGGCTGACTCGCTGGGAAAATTTCGGGCAGAGAGAAATGCGTAGGGTGTCGGCTCGTGAGGAGCTTCCGGCTTCATCCTCGTCGACAAAATCGAAGCCGGTGCAAGGGAGTCCAATGCCTCGGAAGATGAAAGATCCGATCGTTGATGTGATGCAGTACTTCGAGGGAGCATCAATCGACGCGGCGAAGACGGCACTCGAAGTCGCGACGGAGATCGTGCGGCGACGCACGTCGACACGTGTGCCGCGTGTGCAGACGCCGAAAGACCCCACGCCTGTGACGGAGATCCAGACGATCGATCCGCCGGCTCCGCCGAAGGCGCGTGTTCGCAAACCCAAATCCGAATCGCCGGCTTCCCCGTTGCCCTCGAAGGCCGAGCAAGCGCTCACCTTGCCGGGCGTGGTGAGCACGGTAGGAGACTGACCATGGCGAAGGCCAAGAAGCGCAACGATCGCGTGCCGACGATCCCGAAGAAGCGGAAGCCGCAGGATGCGACGCTGCGGAACGTCCGTGCGGCGAACACGAAATTCAAGCGGCTCAACGATACGCTTGAACGACAACTCGTGCCGATGCTCCGAGCGCTCACACGTCGTGTGGAAGCGTTGGAGACGTGGCGAGCCTACTCCGAGCGAAACGAACTGGTCTGACCATGTTCCGAACGCCACTGATGATCGTCGGGGATGGGCCGCAGGAGCCGACCGGGTTGGGACGGATCGCGCGGGATCTCGCCGGCCTGATTCACGCCTCGGATCTACCCGTCGAGTTGGTGCAGGTGGGCGGATCGATCCCGCCGATCTGGAAAGAGTGGGAGCACTACCCGCTCGACCGATCCTACGGAGACTGGGGCGCGAGTTATATCGAGGCGCTCTGGCAGAGTCGGTTCGGACGGACACCGGGAATCCTCTGGCTGATCTGGGATCCCGGACGACTCGCGGCGTATCGGGAGATCCAGATCCCCGTACAGAAGTGGGCCTACACGGCGGTCGATTCGACGAACATCAATCGCACGCTCGGTGGACCGGCACGCGTCGCGCTCGAATCCTTCGATCGGATCATCGCCTACGGACGCTGGGGGGCGGGCGTGATCGAAACGCTCCGACACCCCGTACCGTATCTCCCCCACGGCATGACGACGGAGATCTACTGGCCTGGGGCGGAGTGGGGCGGTGTCAGCTTCGTGCGATCGCAGCTCGGGCCGTACTTCCAGCCCAACGTACAGAAGCTCGTCGGGTGTGTGGCGACGAACCAACCTCGGAAGGATCTCGGGCTGTTCTGTCATACCCTCGCCGAGCTACGAGACGGCGGGATTCCCGTCTTCGGCTGGTTGCATACCGATACACTCGTGAAAGATTGGGCCATCCCACAACTGATCGACGACTTCGGTCTGCAGCGTCACCTCGTCGTGACGATGGGAGAGTTCACCGACGATCAGTTGGCCGCGTTCTATCGCGCGTGTAGTGTCACGATCGCACCAGGGCTCGGCGAAGGCTTCGGCTATCCGATCGTGGAATCGCTTGCCGCCGGCACGCCCGTCGTGCACGGTGATTTTGGTGGGGGCGCCGAACTCATTCCCAAACGAGAATGGCGCTTCCCCGTTCGAGAGCTGCGGCTCGACTCGGTCTACGCGCTCAAGCGTCCCGTGTATCGAGCCTCCGACGTAGTCAATGCCATTCTCCGGATCTTCGAGTGGCAGCACCTCGTCGGCGAGGACACCACACGCGCGTACTGTCACGGGGCGGTCGCACACCTAGACTGGCTCGCGTTGTGGCCACGGTGGAGATCATGGATCCGACAGGGACTGGGACTAGGACACTGAGATCGAATATCCGTGGAGAGATCTGGACGCTCGACTTCGTCGACGGGCGGCAGAAACTCCTCGTCAAGGTGCACATGGACTGTCCAGAATGCGGGCAGCAGACGATCCAGATCGACGGGCACCATGTGCTCGCGCTCATGCACATTCTGAGCGAAGCAGCGGAGCAGCATCCGGAACTGGTTAACACGAAACTGACGCTGGAATCACAACACGCGATCGACGGGATCATTCCGAACGATCCGAACAGCAACTAATGGGCTGGGCAGCGAGGACCAATCCAATGTCACCAGACGCCACCGTTCTTTCACTCGTGATCCGCGACGTGCACGGACGACCCCTGGAGATCGGCGACGAGATCTTTCTCGCCCTCAAAGGGCCGGTGCTCTTCCGAATCGTCAACATTCGTCCAAACCTGGACCCGAAACTGTCCCCGAATCTCGTCTACGTCGATCTCGCCGCCACGGCGCTCTTCGCGTGTCAACGCGAGGCACGCAATGCCGAGTTCATTCGTACACGAACCAACGAAGAAGCCGGGCCGAGTCCGTTCTTCCAAGCCCCGCTCCCGAAGGGGGAAGCATGACGCTCGCCGTCGTGACCAGCACGACGAATCCTCGGCGCGCGGAGTCGTGCATCCTGAGCTGGAATGACGTGCCGACGATCATCCTCGTCAATGGCCGACCGTGGACAGCCGACGATGCCACGACGCTTGGTGTGTCGGCGACATGGATCACCGAGCCGCACTATCTCGGTACGGTGCCGGCGTTCCGTCGGGCGGTCGACTTCGTGCTCCGGGAGATGCCGGAGATCGAGATCATTGCCTGTCTCCACGATGATCTAGAGATCTACGACCACGAGTGGTCGACGAGAGTGATTCGCCACTTCGAGCGCTTTCCGCAGTGTGGACTGCTCGGCTTTGGCGGAGCGATCGGCTTGGGGGACACGGATCTCTACCAGAAGCCCTACCAACCGGTGCAGCTCGCCCGCATTGGCTTCCGCAGCAATCTGGTCGACGCGGAGGTGCACGGGATGCGATCGCTCCTCCCAGAGCGTGTGGCGTGTCTGGATGGGTTCTCCCAGATCGGCCGGCGAGCGTTCTGGGCTGGTGCACGCTGGGATGCTTCCATCCCTCGACACATGAGGCAGGAAGACGACAAGCGTCCCTGGACCTACCTCGAAGATCTCGGCATCGTGCACCACTTCTACGACGGGGCACTCGGGTGCGTGGCTCGTCGGTACGGCTGGGAGACATGGTACCTGCCGATGCGGTGCAAGCACTACGGCGGGCAGACGGCCGTCGGCGACACGGGCTATCAGGACTGGGCGAAGTCCCAAATTGAAGGGGGCGATCATGGCTTCTGGCAGAAAGCGCACGACACGGCGTACGAAGCGTTCAAAGACGTCCTCCCGCTCCGAGCCTAGATCACGGATCGTGAGCGTTACTCCCGAGGAGATCGAGCGCACGCTCCGGTCTCAAGGGTTCACACGGAAAGGCGACTGACATGAGCATCCTCACGGGCGGCGTGACACGCATTGTGCAGGAACGCGGCTTTGCGTTCGTGCGATCGGGTGAGCAGGACTACTTCCTCCATCACACCGAACTGCAAAACTGTTCGTTCAACAAGTTGCAAGTCGGCGATCAAGTGAAGTTCGAGGCGGTCGAAACCCCGAAAGGGCTTCGAGCGAACAACGCGAGCCGTGTCTAAGATCATTCGTCCGATCCACGCACAGAGAGGGGAGATCGTGCGGATCATCTGGCACCATGAAGCGTTGAAGCAAATCGAGGAGAACCACACCGCTCCACCCGACGACGTGTGGAGGAAGCGACTCGAAGACGCGAAGGCACTCGGCGACCTGACTCCAAAGGAACCATGAAGCACATTCTTTGCACCTTCCCTGGTCGTCACGGTGATCTACTCTGGGCACTCCCCACGGTCCGCGCGATTGCGGAAACGGTGGGGCATCCGGTGGACTTTGCGACGACAGGGAAATACGGTCGTATCGCTTCCCTGGTGAAGGCGCAGGACTACATCGGTGGGGTGCATGTGCTCAAGGAGTGGGAAGTCGAGGAGGGCGCACCGATGCGACCGACGGTGCCACCGCACATTCCTGACGACTACGACCGAGCCGTGCACCTCGGCTATCCCGGCTGGCCAGAGCTGCCGTTGCCGTTCTACATCGAGAAGATCGGCAAGCTGCAGTTCCCTCAGATGTTCCCGATCGATCTCAATCGGCCCTGGATCAAGGCAGAGAAACCGGCCAAGAGTCTCTCGACGCAGGTGGCAGTCGGCTTCAGCGACGAACACTTCGAGCTGAAATACGGGCTCTGGTCCTTGCTGACGTTGGAGAAGCTCTCGCCCTCTCTAGGAGGGTCGTGGATCTCCCTGATGGGGGCACCGGGATCACGCTGGGTCAAAGAAGGGGGGCACGGAGAAGCAACCTGGGAGTTGACGGCTCATACCCTCACCAACTGCAGCATCTTCCTCGGGTGCTGCAGCTCCCTCCACGTGCTGGCGTGTGCGATGGGCAAGCGCGTGCTGATCATGGAGCCGAACGAGCAGCGGTGGAACCCGGTGTTCTATCCCTACGGGATGGACGGCCCGCAGGTGCTGGTGATTCGCGGCGGTGACGGCCGTCCGACGTTTGACGCACGACACGTGAGGGACCAGATCCATGCACTTCTGTCCTGACGAACTTTCCATCGTGATGTATATAAGTCTTAGTCTACAGAGTCTACTGAGTCGACTGTGGCTGGTGAGAGTGTGGGTCGAAGGGGTGTGGAGGCACAGATGAGTGGGAGCACGAAACGACGACACGTGAAGATCGAAGCAGACGTCACCATGAACGTGACCGATACCTATCTGGTCGATCGGCTCAAAGGGACGATGGTCGACGAGTGCCTGGAGGTGTCGGAGCTGTCGATCGAGGCGACCACCATCGAGCCTCCGCCGGTCGACACGATGAATAAATGGCTGATCGGGGTGACCCTCAGTAGTGGCGTTCGGACCGTCCACATCGGGCTGCCGCCTCGCCAGCTCAGCAAAGAAGAAGCGCTCGTCTTCGCAGCGTGGATCGTGAGCCTGATCGGTGACGACGAACGCTGGCCACAGGTGCTCCAGGCGGTGCAGACCACCTAATCGAGACGAGACGGAAACACGTGAGAAGGAGTGTGCCACATGTTTGTGCAGCCGAAGAACTATCGCACGCCGACGACGACCGCGTTCCAGTGGAAGGGTGACAATCTCACGGAGATGCAGGACGCCCTCTCTCCCGCCTCCCCCCTGTTCCAAGTCGATTACTGCGGCGGGCAGCTCGGGCTGATCGTGGGGGGCCAGCTCAGGTTCGCCAAGCGGACCGACTGGATCGTCAACCGAGACGGTCAGATCCTGATCATGACCGATGACGAGTTTCACAACTATTACGAACCGGCCACCCCTGCCGAAGGAGATCAATGAAGGGCACGACGCTCGTGTGTTCGAGGGGCTGCGCGAATCCCAAGCGAGACCGAGCGCAGGAACATCCAGGCATCTGCGAATGCGGAGGCTTCTTGGACGATGTTCCCATGATCCCGGCGTTGGTGTACCACGACATCATGTGTCCAACGCTCACGAAGCGTGGTCCTTGCACCTGCGAGACGCAGATTGTTGTGGCTGAGCGTACAGGCAAAGACCATGACTGACGTCCAGGCGCTGGTGGCGAGACTGGAAGACCGTGCAGCAGAAATTGAGGTCGGCGACCTATTGCCGTGTAAAGAGTTTACGCCTGGCGTGAAGAAGCCGAATCTGCCCGCGCATCTAGACGCATCGCAATATTGCATTCGGTGCGGTAATCGCAAGGAAAAGCATCAGGCGACAAGTACGTATCGCCTTCTCCGTGACGCCGCCGCCGCTCTCACACAGCTCCAGCAGGAACGGGACCGGCTGCACGGAGCGCTCGACCAAATTGTGAAACTCATTCGCCCGAACCATAACTATCAGTGGGAACTGTTCTCCGTGTGGGAATCTGCAATTCGGCTACGTGACGAGCTTCAGCAGAAGAGTCGTCAACCTCCCTTCACGAATCCTGAGCAAAATCCAGGGATTTGACAATCCATGGATTCTATGGTACGATCAGTGGTGGAGGTGCAGCGTATGTCAGACGACAATCGGTCACAGATGCCAGATGAGTTCGATCGCCTGCTCGGGTCGCTCGACGGTCTTCCGGACACCTACAAGTCCAAGCCGTCCGTTCTCCGAACCGTCCCTTTCCTGGGAGTCGGAGGGACACGCATGTTCATCGTGCAGACCTTTCGCCAGTACGACAAGCACACCAACAAGAAGGGTGAGGACGTCAGCAAGGCGCGGGACACCTTGTTCCTCGAAGTCACCGGTCCCGAGGGCACGATTCGACTCGTGGTGCCGAACGCGGTGCTCGATGCCCTGGTGCGCCAGCGTGACACCCTCACGACCAGCGCACGGAAGAAACAGGCCAAACGGATCGCCGCCGAGCGCAAGAAGCGTGGCGAGCTGCCCGGCTTTCTTATGAAGAAGGCGGGCTGACATGAGGAAAACACTTGCAGGGATTCTGATCGGGATGTTCGTCGGTGGTGCAATCGAGGCTCAGATCTTCTCAGCCTACTACACCCCTGGGCAACTGATGGAGACAGCAAAGTATCGAGAAAATGATCACATGATGGAGGGCATTCGGCTCGGGTACGCGACAGGGGTCGCAGATGCCTTGTCGTTCGTCTCAGAGTTCGGCGCAAAGTCGACCCGCAGCTACGAAGAGGATTACGTGGTCATGGTGCGGATCGATGAGTGTCTGAAATTCAGAGGCACGACGCGAGGGACGCTGACGTCCTACGCGGCTGACGTGTGGCGACCATTGACCGGACAGAAAGAATCGGCAGCAGCGCTTCTCGCGGTGTCGTGCCTACCGAAAGACAAATGAAGCGAGGCTACTCCAGAGCCTTCAGGCCGCACGGGGATTCTGGGAAGCGCTACACGCTCGACCAGATCCCCGCCGGCTTCTGGGCAGCCGTCAGAGCCAAAGCGAAGCTGAAGGGGGTCTCCCTGCGAGGACTGATTCTGGAGCTGCTCAAACGGTGGTTGGAGGAAGGGGACTGAATTTGTCGACAGTCGTTCTCGGCAGCTTCCTGTGACTGCAGTGCACAGGTCGAAGGGACGCGTCGCAATAACGCCGGTCGTGCTCGAATCGGCGGTAGGCTGCGAGCCAAAGTATCCCGGCGACTGTCGACAATGTGACGGAAGGTGAGGGCACATGAAGGTCGAGACGTTCAAGCACGACGGGAAGTCGTATGAGCTGACCTTGGTAGGCGACGGCGGACACGCGGGAGAGTTCGCGGTCGTCATCGACGGCGACGCCTACTATTCGGAAACCCTCAAGGGGCTCAAGGACAAGATCGGACGGATGATGCGGAAGGCCAGCGTACGCGTCAGTCTGCCAGCCGTGCGAACCCGGAATAGCAGTCGCTGGAAGCCCGATGAAAAAGGTGAGACAGAGGCCGTGACAATCACGGGCATCCATCAACGAAACCGCTCGATCTTGCTCCGTGTCAACGCGACCGGGAAGGCCGCTACGGCGGACGGCTACGAGGGGGAGTTGCTCAAGCCGAGCGTGAACGTGAAGGAGTACAAGCGTCTCGTCCTCGCACGAGCGGAAGCGAACAAAGCCTACGACGCCTTTGTCGAGACCTGGAGCTACGACAAGAAAGACATCGAGGCGGAGATCGGCAAAGCGGAGCGCGCAGCGGGGATCGAACCGGATTGGGACGAGGAATAAAAAGGAGTGTGCATGCGACTGATCAACTTTGGCGTCGGCGAGATCACCGACCGTCTGTCCATCCTGTCGCTGAAGATCCTGCACAGCAAGCCGGGCGTCGACAACGGGCATTTCACCGCCGAGCGATCCCAACTGCTGGGCAAGCTCGCCGGCCGCAGTCTCAACGGTGCGTGGTTCGAGCAGGCCATGGAACTATCGGCCGTCAACGCGGCGATCTGGAAGGGCGAGGACGATCTGCGTGAGCTGCGGCGAGGAAGCGACACCATCGGTCCGAAGACGGTGGCCCTCGCTGCCGGAGAGATCGGGATGCGCCTGCAAGAACTGAACGACCGGCGGCACGAGCTGATCGAGGAGATCAACAAGAAGTCGGGCGAGTTCTTCGGATCGGAGAAGGTCACGACCGAGGTGACGGAGTAGTCCTGTGTGACAGCCTGGAGGATTCCTGTCACATCGACGGCGGTTCTCCTAGTAGACGCCACCACAGGCGAGCGGTGGTGTTTCATTCGGAATGATGGGGGAGGCAATATCTACTTGGGCGGACCGGGCGTCACCGACAACGACGGATTCGAGCTAGGCGGGAATAGTGTGATCGGCCCCGTGCAGGTCAAGCAAGGTCGTCAACTCTGGGCGGTACGGCAGAACGGAAACAGCACAGCACATATTCTCACGTCATGAAATATCTCTGTCTCAGCCTCATCGGCTTGTTTCTCCTCGCAGTCGCGATCGGGATGGCGATCGAGTGGTACGTCGGAAAGGGGGAACGTTGAAGGTCTATCTCGGTGACGGCGTCTATGCCGAGTTCGATGCGACGACCCTCGACGTCATCCTGACAACGGAAAACGGCGTCGCGATCACCAACCGAATCGTGCTCGAACCGGACGTCCTCGACGCCTTGGGGCGGGTGACACAGCGTTGGATCTACGAGCGTCAGCGCCCGAAGGAGCAACCATGAAAGTCCTCCTCGTCACGACCTGGGACACCGCCTGCGGCATTGCCGAGCACTCGGCCATGCTCAAGGAAGCGGTCGAGAAAGCCGATCCGGAGATCGCGATCATCCCAGACGTAGATGCGCTTGATCCACGGCACGACTGTGTCAGGTCGATCGTCCATGATCCACCAGATACGCACGGGATCTCTATCGTACATCTGAACTATCACGCCGCCTTGCACTCACGCTGGACACCTGCAGAGGTGCAACGACTCCGGGAAGCTGGGCAGAAGGTCGTCGTCACCTATCACGACACAGGCGTCCCGAACTCCGAGCAGTGCTTGTCGGTGTTGCGCGCGGCAGACGCGGGCGTCGTCCACGAATCGTGTCCCGACATCCAGGACGACCCGTCGCTGCGAGAGAAGGTGCGGTACTGGCGACAAGGGATCCTGACGCCGAGATTGTTCCCTGACGAAACCGCCAAGCTGTCGTATT